ACTTGGAATTACTTACCTCTGTACTAGATCCAAGCAATAAATTCTTCCCATATATTGGCAGCTTACGATATTTACCATCATCCATTAAAGATTTAGTTCCATCACCTGTAGTATGTATTGTTAACTGTCTAATATCATTCTCAGAAGAATCATTTGATAGGTTTGTATATACATCAATTCCATCATTTACTGGTATTAAATAATTCATACCAGAAGTTATAGCAACAGTTAAATTTTGATATATAGAGATTTGTATAGAAGAATTATGTAATATTCCCGCATCCTGTTTTATATAAAGCCAAATAGAATTATCATCATTAACATTATACCCACCAAAAATACTTGATATGTATACTCCATTATCTCTGACTGGAAATATATTAACAGCATTGCTTGGAAGTTTCTCTAATAATTTATTATAATTTTCCTGAGATATAGATAGGTTACCACTTGATGATATCTCCATAACAATGTCAAACACTGTGTAATCTGGTTCGACTACCACATCCTTCCACGTGCCATCTCCACAAAGAAACCTACCCTCATCTCCCTTCGCCGGAGCTGGTACCAATCCATCCTCCCCAGCCTGAGACGCCGTAGCGCCAACCATATCCTTGACCTTATCAAGTCTACTGTCTATTTGATTACCATCGTACTTACCAATAAAATCTTCCATATCGTTTTAATATACAAGGAAGAGGCGGCAAATACCCCCCCATATGTTAATAAATTAATAAACTTTCTCATCATTGCTGAACCAACGAACTATCATCTTGAACCGGCTCTCAATATCATTCACGAACCTAGCCAAAAACCAATCGCCACGAAGACGATCACGCCACCTCCGATGATAATCGACAGCCCTAGGGTCGATCTCCCGGCCAATATCGTTCACGTCCTTAACCCATACCGGTAGGTTATTAGTATCGTCTTTGACCTCGTTAAAATAGTCATTTATATTTATCTTCTGATCAACCTCCGTCACCAGTATCTCACGGCTATCGTCATTGGTTACAGGATACCTTAACCGCTGGCTCATATCGTTCTTGTCGGCGATGGTCATCCTAAGCTCTCCGCTGTTGTTGGTATCGTTATAAAACCATGCCTTATTGAATCCGGTAGTCCTAAGAATTTGGTAATTAACCTCATCCTGATACCTTCTGGCATCCATCCGATATTGGTAGTTCGTAAGGATCTTATTCACATACTGCTCACGTACCGGTACCTCTATAACGAACGGATATAGCTTACCGTAAAATACTTGATACGATTGGTTGGTCAATCCATGAGACCATAACCCTATCTCCTGACTTTCACTTGAGTAGTTCTTTCCAGACTGGAAATAATGCTGGTGCTCGATATAATAATCAGGGGTGTAGGATAAATATGATTTCCACTCACCCTTCAGGCAGTTATATCCAACGGTGAACGAGACGTCCGTGAAATGGCTGGCGTCCTGTAGCTCCACCGCCTGCCCGTTCCTGTAGAACCGGCCGCCACGGAATTGGTACTCGCTCGGATTCCCTACCGGTATATAATCTTTCTTGGTTATCAGAACTCTCTTGAACCGATTGTCCCAGCCCATGGATAGCCCTATACCAAAGAACTTGTTATCGATATCGTAATAAGACAACTCAGCGTCCGTATCAGCGTTATATATCCGGCTACGGATGATCTTCATCTGAAGATGCTCCTTAAACCAGTTTCTAAGCCCCGGTGTGACCTCCGTAAGATTCCTACCATTAGAATCTACCTTAAACACTTGACCACGCCTTAAATCGACCCAAAAATGCCCAAACTCGCAACTGATCATATCCCGACTCTGGGTCCCGGAATATCCTAACGTCGTATTATTATACTCGATACCACGGGAGGCGAAAAGACCACCTGTCCCTAGCTCGCTATTCTCCGGGGATATTCTCTCCGCCAACACGTCTATGGCGTTATAAAGCCCTACCTGATTCTCGAAGCGAGCCAGTATCTGATCCGACTCTATCCCTTTCATGCTTATAAGTTTCCCGAAAGAGGTCTTGAACTCATGGTAATCCATAGGCTTGTACGACAGCCAAGGATCGGTCATGCCATTCTCCGACACGTCGGCGGTGCTCCATATGACGCCGTTGGGTCTTTGGTAAGCGCAGTCCCAAAAATTGCTATCATACGTCTCTGGTAATGACCTTCCGCCTAGCGTAAAACGATTCTTATACACAGGACTCATCTTAAACACATTATCCCTTGATATAGGGACATTACGCTCTTGGGTCCATGATATATAATCCCCTACTTCTGGATAGAAACCCTCATAAGGCTCAGGCCCAGCTATACGGAAATTACAATTAATCTCAGACTCCACTAAAAACTGAGGTATGCCGTAAAAATACAGAAAGAAACGACCACTAAGATACATATCCCCGGTCTTGCAAGCCATCTCATAAGCACTCTTACGGCTAGGGAACGAATATAGCGATCCAGTATCCGTGTCAGTCTTATTAAGATAATCCTCCCCGGTATCATAATTAACAAAATAACGTGGATACCCGATATTCCTATAGTCGTAGTAAGGGAATGGTATCATATCTCCCTGACCAAACTGGGTCAAGTAAAACATAGGCATTTTTCTTTTAAGCGAGAATCTGGATATAAACACATCACCTCCAAAAACAGGTTTACGCTTATCCTCATCCATCAACCCGCACCCGCCTAACGACACCCACCTGATATCCTCTATCTGTCCGTATTGAGCTGGAGAATATTTCTTTATCCTCATATAGGGGCAGGATACGAAAGATTCACGTGTCATAAAATGAGGCGTCATACCAGCCACCTCATCGTTACGAATATTACACTCATCCTGAATACGGCTGGTATCATAACTTGAAACCAACTCCGGATATTCAAGCATATACTTATCCATACCAAATGACATGAACAACGAATGCTCACGATCGAGATTATTTACAACTATAGGCTTACCGCCTACTACTTTCCCTTGTGATGAGATATCCGTTACCGGATACAATCCGCTTTTAATATACTTAGCCGTAGATAATCCACGCAACTCTGATGCCCCTGTTTTTTGGTAAAATAGATTATAATGAGCGACAGAAGTATAATAATAAGCGTAATTCCATCTAGGTCCCCTATCTATCAAGGCCGTTAACCACTGATACCTGTACTTCCCTATATCCACGACAGACTGGGAGGTAGCCTTGGCGATACCTGTAGCCAGACGGATAGCCGTCAGCGCTATGCCGACAGGGTTGGCTAAAAAAAACACGCCTCCACCGACATATTGTTGGGACGCCGATTGATATGTATATTCAGCTATAGCGGATATTAAATTAGCCATAGCCTCCACCGTAGCCAATGACGTTGCCATACTATAAGCCTTACTTCCTAATATCGTCCATTTAGGGTGATCCTCCACCTCCCTGAATATACCGGAGGATTTACCTAATTGATAACCATCAACAAGGCACTCAGTGGGAGCATCAGGCTTGTTGAAGGCAATATCAGGGCTTAAGAATGAATACCAGATATTACCCTTCCTGTTAAACGGATGCGTTATAAAATTCTCACGATTAATATCCTTATAGATATACATATCATCAGACAAATCGTTGTAAGGATAATTAGGATAAAGGTTAGCCGATCCGTCGGGATCATCGTACTTAAACATATCATAAGCCAGACCTGTACCAATAACACTCTTATCCAAGGCCCTATCTCCACGATATAGCTCGTATCCGATTATAGAGTCACGTCTAGCCTTATCTATAAGACCATTCTCTACCGCTATATCCAGAAACTCATTAACGATATCGTCATCAAGCATCACCCCCATAGGATAAATATAGGAGTCAACTCCATATTGACCGGTCAGTTGAGACGGATTACCCATAAAAGGAGCGACAGAGTTATCCGGGAACTTGTAATGACGTATAGGTTTCTGACAAAATGTGGTTGACGTATTGGGGTACTCAGCGTTATCCCCATTACCAGTGAAGTAAGACTTACCCTCAACGGATTTAGGAGACCCATAGTATTTCGTCAAAGAATCTATTATATCCTTCCTCTTCGATCCTCCCGACGATATCCCGATCTTACTTGAATCATACAACTCAAAATTAGCCGGATACTTATTGATAGATTCCCAATAACCAAAATCACCATACTGATAAGGTCTAGGAGCACAATCAGCGGGTTTATCTCCACATGAGATGCATTTCGCCTCATATGTGACAAATCTCCTTAATTTCAGTTCTTTCGTAAAGAAGAATACGTATTTCACCTCCAGTGGCCGAATGCCAAAACAGAACGGGGCAGGGAAAATGGCGGTGCCGGCCGTATAGAATCCTGCAAGTTCCTTCATGTCCTGCCTCATGGCGAAACCGGTGAAGAACACACATACCGCTGGCTCAATACAAACATATATCTTATGGAAAGTAGTCTTGTCATCATTCCAGAACAAGTACTTTGGCATCATAAATATCTTATGATCCACGTAATTCACTATAACACCTTTCTTGGCATCATTAGCCAAAGGATTAGGAGCCACGGTACCTTCCTTGTCCGAGAAAAACGTTATACGAACCTTATTGTATGATGACGAGTCGCCGATCGGATAATTATAGTTACCCATCATCTCTATATACATAATACCGTTATCAGGATCGGATAAACCACTTATGTATTTCTCGTAATCCAACTCCACCCATCTGGCGTATGAGGATACATGTGGATAGAACTTGAAATAAGTCAAGTTACTTCTACCGAACCAATTGGTCTTGGCGTCAATATCATTCTGCACAGACACACGACCTTCCCAGTCAGTAGTTATACCGGTATTAAACTTAGAATTATCACCATCGCCAAAAAGACACATGGCGTTCTCGATACCAAACTGACTCTCATATTGGGGGAAATAAGCCTCCATCGTATCCATTAACTGATCAAGCATCGTCTCCGTATGCTTCTTTCCTTCCCATCCGGGATATTGATACAAATATGTGCACTTACCCAATGACCTACCCCCTTGGAATGTAGGAAGTTGAACATCGTTAATAGTAGGATTCACATGAGGATCACCTACCGAGCACCCATTAGTACATATACCCTCATCATATAACTGCCGGACATTAGACATATCCTGACACAAGACCAAAGCGGAGGAGTCTATATCAGACGGGAATTTATCCTCATCCTGACCATCCAGCCATTCCTGAACCAGATCTATGATATTCTTACCTCCACTGGAGTAATTATCGAAATCACACAATACAGAGAATTTCCTTTGTGACTCGGCGTTACTTTGTATTAAGGTGGTAGGCTCGGTCTCCGTATAATCACTAGCCAGCTTATACGTAAAATCAATCCTAGAATCCACCAAAGAGTTTTTATCCAATATAGTCCTGGTCTCTATCCTCTCGATATCATCACATCCACTAGGGAAATCGGGAGCCTTTATACCGTCTTGATCCTCTGGCAATGATATAGCAGCGCATAACTCGTCAGTAATACCTACATTAGATTCTATGATATCACACAAGTTCTCTATATTATCAGCGATATAATCAATAGCATCATCTACCGTAACATCTTCCCCCATCGTGTTGATAACGAATTGGGTCTCTCCTACCGTGGCATATTCCTGCTCTACATATCTGAGTTGCTTGACATCTAGCTGATTCTTGCATTCTCCTCCAAAACCATCAAATCCCCAAGACGGGTCGTTTATGATCTTTGCCGTATTCTTAAACTGCCAAAGATGACGGCGGCTGTTCCCGGCGCACTGCGGGTTGTTCTCCAGCACCGACGCAGCCGACAGGTCGTCAGAGTTACCGTCCTCATCAACGATAACCTCCATCTCCTCCCTTGTGGCCGGACGAGGGATAAGCGGGAATCTAGCTGTCCTGTATCCCGTATTGGTAAAGAATCTTATACCCAACGGATATACCTCGTCACGCATGAAAGAGGCGTATTTAGAGCAAGCCACACCGTCTTTATACAAATTCTCCGTGGCTATAGATGTCTGCCATTTAACGAAATGACCCAAGAAGTTAACGACCGGTTGAAGATTCCATTCATTCTCCACGGTCAAGCCGTATTGAAGAAGACGATTCCCGACAGACGTCATGCCTCTGGCTGTCTTATATACCGGTATTTCCTTGGATAACTTCTCCATGGTCGTACGCTCGCTATACTGATCCGTAAGATAATAGATGGTCCTTTCCGTTATCGGATGTATACCTTCTATGAAATACTCAAGAACCGGGCTTTGCTCGCCATTATATCCAACGGTGTTCTGTATAACACCTACCTTATAATGAGATACCTGCTTATCTATATTGGATACAGTAAGCCGGATACCCATGTTGGTTGATTTGCCCCATAAGCCATCACGAATGACTATATCCTGACGATCGAATATCATGATAGGGTTGGTCAATGAGCAATATCCGGTCTTCTCTATCCCGAACTCATCGCACAACGCCACGCAGAACTGGTAGGTCCCGGCACGCAGGCTTCCCCCGAACTCCACGACCTCAGGCTCCACGCACGGAGCCGTCAGCAACGGGAACACCAGCAGCTTCTCGCAGGCCAGCCTACACCTCTCTATTGGCTTGTCATCCCCACATGTCTTATACCCATGGTAATGATACCAAAAGTCACCATCATCATCCGGATTAAGAGCCTTATCAACCATAACATATCGCTGGGGATTATATCCATCGGTCCAGTATATCACCTTCCCGCATTTCTCGTCCTTGATCTCTATATCGAAAATCGGGTGATGAATGGAGAAGTTAAGACAAGGGTCATCGGTCCCATCCTCTATCAACACCTCCATCAAATCACATATCTCATCGAAACGACCATCCGACTCCTCAAGTCTCTCGCCAAGGATACGATGAATATCTTTCCCTGATCCTGCTAATTGATCCTCTACGGTCTTGACATAATCCAATGACCTCATGAACGTGATCTTAGAGGTATTGTTATCAGGATTCACGAGAAAGAAATAAGTATTATCACCAGCTATATCATTCTTATACCCAATAACCTTATAGCCATCGAATCGCTTGCATAAAAGGGTGCTAGGCTCGTTCTGAATCTTAATCTGACTCCCATCGTCACCCTCTATGGTAGCGTTCAAGGCGAAACTGTACTCAGACGGGGATAGGTCCTGTGGATGCTTATCCCTGTTCATCCCGGAATCGGGAACCGCTATGTTAGAGTTATTTTGCACGATCTTATCTTTTTCGCAAATATAATAAATCCGCCAGATAATCACTTATGTGGCGGATTCTAACAAACCGTACGTATTATGCAAAACATTCAAATCGCACAAAAATAGAAAATCCTTCTGACTCTCACAAGCCAGAAGGAAAATCTAAACACTTTGCAACGTTTACCCCTAATGAAAATACAAAAACATAATAATTATGGATTTTTTCCCATGTAGCTTGATTGCTTATCGGCGTCCTCTACGGATATGTAGAAGAACCCGTTAGTCACGTATCTCTCATTGACATCCACAAAATCTGTAGATCCTTTGTCTATTCCTCTCTTCGATCCCTCGTCGCACACGGCCACCAGACTATTGAAATCATTGGAATAACCAACGACAACGCCATGTATGTCACGATTCCGAGGATCGAAAACATATCTCATCCTACATCTGTCATAAGCCAATTCCAGAGGACTTTTGTTTATCTTACCATCAAACCCTATACCTGTGGTCAAGGCGATAATACTTCTTGATATATCACTCATAGTAGTATCTTTTACCGGCGCCTTAGGCATAGAAACGCCTTCCATAACAAAATCCAAAGCCCTATCTAGAAGCTCATCAAAATCATCGTCTCGAACATAGTCTTTGAGCACCTCCAATATATACAACCGGACATGGAGTTCGTTATTTACATCATTTAAAGTTATCATGATCCTAGTTTTCAGCAAAGCTAGATTATTCCTGTGCAATAAAAGATCAAACATGTCATAAGTAAAGGACTAAAAAACAAAAAAAAACTCCCCCATCCTCACGGACGAGAGAGCTGATAGATATTTGTATTATGAAAAAGAATAATTACTCACCTATTCTTACAATACAGTCACGAGACTCCTTGTTGTAGATCATCGTGCCTACCTTAGAATACAAGGTCTTTATATTTTGCCAATTATCCTCACCATGGGCGGATACGTTGGTAGGGGCATCACCGGTATAAACCTCCTCGCCTCCGATATTGACAAAATCATATCCACGTTTCTCCATAGAACCGCCCTTATATGCCGTGAACCTGATAGTGACATTACCTTTCTCACGACCACCATACCAGTTACCGTATATACTGCATCTGATCTCAAGAGGTAATTTATCGTAATTATCGCCATCCAATAACGGTCCCATCTGGATCAAGGCGGCCTCATTACCTGATTCCATGTTATCACCACCGTGGATAAGATAATCCCCTACCCGTTCCTGCGTGGTCTGGTACTGTTTACTCCAACCAACCAGCTTGTCGTCCACGTCCGGGAGGCCGGTGTTGTCGAACCCGGTTGCCGTGTCAAAGTCAATGCCGTCCTCGTCAGCCCAGATATACCTAAGCACAAGGAAATCGAACTCAGGGATGATCACCACCGGAACCGACTCCTGCCTGCACACGAACGTCTTTTCTTCCTTGGTACTTTCTTTAATCACCTTAAACGTAACTTCCCGTATCTCACCGGTCTCGTTAATATCAGCGGTAACCTTAACCTCAGCAGGGCCAGTACCACTTGTCTTATCTAAATGTATCCAATCATTTTTCTTTGCCATATTATCTTTTTTTTTCTTTTTAAAAAACGTATATTCGCGTCATAATCGCGGGGTGGAGAAGAGGTATCTCATTAGGCTCATAACCTAAAGATCGAGGGTTCGATTCCCTCCCCCGCAACTAAATAAATTTGATATACTTGTCAAAAGCATTAGGCCACATCCGCTCATAAGACAACATCCTTCTCCTATTATCCTCAGCCAACTCCCGATAATCATTTAACGTGATCATCGACATCTTAAGCTCCTTCATAGCCCTAGCGAACTTACCCGGCTCCTGCTGAGCATATAATTTATAAGCATCACCAGCCCCTTGTATCAAACCGTTAACGGCGGCGTTCTCGAAGATCTTCATCTTGATATACGTCTCGACATAATCCTCAAGATAACCTAACGCCGTTTCTGGTATATACGGAAGACCGTCATCGTCCTTAGGCGTAGCACGATATATGATATAAATAAACCCGTCAAACCCGGTATACATAGTATTGCCGGATATAGTTATATCATAATTATCCCAATCGTACTTATCCCGATACTTGTCGGCGGCGCAATCACGCCTCAACCCACGACCTATAGATAACCTTACGGGATGATGATAATGGAAACGAACCTCGTGAGACCCTATATATATCTTCTCCGTGATCGTCTTCTCAAACTCCTCCTTACAGCACTCGGTGCAGGAGTTCCAACGGAACCCACGCTCGGTGCGCTCGACCCAGCCGATCTCGTGTTGGAGGTCAGCCTTAGCCTTGTCGCCGCCCGGTATCTCGCAAACCAGAGGCTCACACCTGTAAGCGTCAAGCATGTCGAAGAAATCGGAAGGTAATACCGCCTGTCTGTTGTTGGTCTTGACAACCGCCTCAGACATAATAGCTATAACACCTCCAAACCTTTTCAAGGCGATCTCAGCCCATCTATAGACAGACGAGGCATCTATAGCCCCGCTATCATCGTATTTATGTAAATCGGCCTTGATCTCGGCCAATAAACCTTTTATCGTCATATTCAAGTCTTTTGCACAAAGATAGACAATAGTATATATCAAGCAAAAGATCCAGTCTATTCTCTCGAACTAACCGAATCGTGTCATAGGAACAAACCTTATAGTTTGTACACCCATTTAACTCCAAATACCTTACTTTCCGATTCAACTTCCCTGTACAAGAACTTATATCTCCTTCCTGACTCCATAGCCAGCCTACATTCCTTGTTCAATGCCGGAGAGATATATAGATGAAAATACTTATTCCTAGGCATAAAATCCATACACGTATGGACGTAAGAATACCCACCCGTCCCACGTCTGTTAATAGTACCGGTAAGTTTATTCAGATATATCTTGCGGTTGGGATTAATCTTATGACATAGATAACCGATATTATTTATATAAACCCCACCCTCATTATCTAAGTACTTATCACGTATGACTTTCCAGATCAACGACTGACATTCGAGAATATCATTCTTCTCTACAATCGTATGCTTCCTCCTTTTCCCGTTCTTAGACATAATAGATCTATAGAATCGAAGAAAGTATTGATCAAGTATTTTAAACGACTTTGTTTTCATGCCACAAATATAACAATTCTATCCTAATTCGAGTAATATTTAGATGACTTTTGGTGTAAGTGTAACGGTGATAAGGCCGCACTTACCGCCGCTGCACAGGCTGACGCACAGAGACTAGCGCAGGAAAAAGCCAACGCTATGGAGTGCGATTGCCCGAAAACATGGAGCGCTAGTGTAACGACGTCTAGCGGAAGCGGGAAGACGATAAATTAAACCATACAGTATAATAATCCATGTGGATCGGAAAAGACGTCTAGGATGACTATAGGATACAAAAAAACGAATGGTCAATGGGAGTATGAGACAAGAATAGTCCCTATCCCTTCCGGATCAGGAACTTTCTCTGAATCTACAACAACCAACTACGGGATATCATCTGGAGCTTATGCTTATTATGAGGATGGTCAAGGAAGTGGATCTTGTTGATAATAAAAAAAGGAGAGGCTTATATAGTCTCTCCTTTTTTGTTACAATTAGATGAATCTAAGATCTCTCCTCCTAGTATGATTCAATATCCCACTAATATGTCTGGTGCTTAATCCTGTTCTTTCCTTTATCTTATCATAGATATAACCCTTGGATACGTATGCTGATACATCTCCTAAATCCTTTATAATTTTATCATACATATCATGTACCTCATTATATCTTATGATTGAGCTATCCCTCATCCCTCTTTCACCTATACCATCAACTATGGCATCATTGAAACCGAAGAAACTAATTATTGATCTTATTATATTTATCATCACTGAATCTTTTGAGTTTTCTTGTTAATATCCATATCCGGATTCTCGTCCGTAGGGATCTGCAATTTGGTTATCGTCTCCCTTAACGTCTCAGATACCACATATTCCAGTAACTTATCAGGGCATATGAAATCATAATCCCATTGAGATATACATGGATTATCTTTTTCCGTTCCACATCCCCCTAGTTCTAACGCCGCTTTCCTGTCAAGGGTTATAAGATCCACGTTTATAGCCTCTATATTTATATCAGGTATATAGATATATCCATCATTGACGTAATAATAATATTGATCTATATTACCATATTTACGTTCCTTATTATTAGCGTATTTTCTTAACGATATAGGAGTGAATATAATATCATCCATGATGTTCGATACCTTTATAATAGCCGGTCCTATACGGGTGTATATCATATCGGGCAATCTTTTCTTAGATCTCATAAGAACCCGGCATAACTTGAACTCATCAAAACAGCAATCAACCTTCCGGACTCTCTCCATCTCCAGACAATTGATATGGGTGTATAATGATTCCTCGCCGAACAAAGTACCGTCAGCGTATTTCTGGGCTATATAAGACCTTGCTTTTTGTCTGCCTATAGATAATATCCACCTCCTACTGACATGAGCGTCCTTATTGATGGAGTTCATATCATTTATGATCCTAGATACAAATTCTGAATTTTTCATGCATGAAATACTAAGGAGGGGATATACCCCTCCGGTTATTACTTCTTTTTCTTAACCTTGCCTCCACATTTCATTTGAGGTTTCTTTTTCTCGGAGACTTTGCCTCCTTCTGCCATCTTCTTTTTCTTAGTACATGTCATAGTCTTACTTTTTTAATGTTAGTGATACAATATTAGTCATTTATATCGAAAATAGAATAAAAGAGGTTGATGAAACTACCAACTTACCGCCGCTGCACAGGCTGACGCACAGAGACTAGCGCAGGAAAAAGCCAACGCTATGGAATGCGATTGCCCGAAAAATTGGAGCGCTAATGTGGTAGACTACAGCGAAAGCGGAAGCTGTATCAACTTTACTGTGGAATACAGTAATCCGTGTGGTTCCAGCAAAACCATAACAGTGACAGGAGGAGCTGAAGCGAATACCTCCACAGGTATGGAGATGACTACCAGCACCACAGTTACAATTGGTACAGGTAGCGGATCTACTAGTGGCAGTATGTGTTTTCAAGCAGGCATAAAGCCTGGAACGGCGCATGCGGCTTGTACAACTGGTGGACAATGTTAGCGATGTATATACAAAAAAGGAGAGACTTATTAGCCTCTCCTTTTTTTTGTTATACATCAGAATCTTAACAGTTCCCAGATCCTCCCCCAGAAACACTTATGGATCCACATTGTACTCCTGAATCAAAACCTATGACACCGGTTTTTTTACCAGACCCAGTAGGTATACTTACGGTAGTACTTCCAGCCGTAACGGTTTGTCCATGATCATCCCTACCAGTAACAGTTACAGTTATTGATTTAGATGATCCACATTGATTATTGTAAGACACTTCATAGGAGCACCTTAATGCGGATGTAGAACCAGACAGGCCATTACAAGGATCACCGCTCAGCATAGCGTTGGCGCTCCATGTTTTGGGGCAATCGCATTCCATAGCGTTGGCTTTTTCCTGCGCTAGTCTCTGTGCGTCAGCCTGTGCAGCGGCGGTAAGTGCGGCCTTATCACCGTTACACTTACACCAAGCGCCATTGTTTCCGCCAGAAACCCAGTAAGCGGAAGCCTTCGGAGCCGTACATCCTGACGGACAACCTTGCTTGGTAGCAGTAGCCTCTACATAATCATTACATACTCTTCCACTGCAACCCGCATCCGCTAATGCCTGAGCTTGAGATCTAAGACTCTCTATCTTATCGCTAGCCTGAGCGTTGGCAGAAGACGTGCTAGAAGCGCATATAGATCCAGAAGGTACATCCGGATAGGAGATCGTTACTCCACAAGGTCTATCAGATGGACAATTCCTACTAGTAGCAGATCCTCCTTGGAAACCGATCGTATTACAGCAAGCAGATCCATAGCTTAGATATTCCTCTCTTCCACAATCATTTCTATATAAAGCTACACTTTCGCCAGATCTACACTCAGCCTCTCCTATTCTACTCCAAGAATTAGGATCACAACAGCTATCACAAGAACCACCTGAACATCCACAATCGCAAGACTCATGCAACCTGTTCTCAGTCTCGTCAGAGTGACATCCAGTGCTATCAGTCCTTCTATATCTAGCCCAAACATCACCACCTGAGCAATAGTTTCCGCCATCATAGCTCCAACCACTCCAATTAGGAGGAGTATCCTCGCAATCTCCGTTCTTATTAGCGTAAGCTTGAGCGGCGGCTCTGGTAGCTGAATTGCTTCTGAATGCCTCTTGAACCTTGTTATTGGCGTCAGCCTGAGAGACCGTTGATGTTATAGGATCTAATCCTAACGAGCTATAAGGAACTGATATAGCCATACCCTGTTTACAAGAGCCGCAATTATCCTTGTAGAAAGTAGCGCTTCCAGTACCGGTCCATACACAAGTGCCATGCTGGTTAGCGTAATCTTGTCCTTTCTGATCTAGGATCTGCTCTGCCTTGCTTCTGGCATCCGCCAAAGAAACCTTGCTGGTGATAGCCGTGCCGCCGTTGGCTTGTGTGGAGGTCACCGTTATCCTCTGGCCTACCCCGCCTTCGGCGCAGTTGTTCTTATAGAAGTCACGGCTTGCCACGTAAGTCCAGGTACATCCTCCGTTCTTATTGGCGTAAGCCTGACCCTCAGCTCCACGAACAGCATTCTCAGCTTTCTTATTGGCGTCAGCCAAGGAAACGGTGGAGGTGTACGGGTGTCCCGGAAGCTTGCTGCTGCTTACGGATACCATGTCTCCTACGCCGCCATCAGCGCAATTGTTCTTCTGAACCTGACCGGTATAGCTTCCTGTCCACGTACAAGTACCCTTCGAGTTAGCCACGCTCTGTCCCTGAGCCGTAACAGCCGCCAATGCCTTGGCGTTAGCGTCAGCCTGAGATACACATGATTTGAACTTGCCGTCAGAGCTAGGAGCCGGATCCGTAACATCATTCTGAGTCACGGTAACAGAGCTTCCAACCCCACCATCCGTACATTGACGGGTGAAGGCCTTAGATGCCGTACCAAACCAGAAGCATGTCTTATTACCACCAGCTATATACCGCTCTTGATTCTCAGGATCAGTATAGCAGGTATTGGTATTACGTTGATGTAATTTAGAGATACAGTCCTTACATACGGTTTCGATAGTCTCCCATACCGGTTGCTCGGTCTTCGTATGGCACGTATCATCATAGTTCTTGTTAACGAACGCCTGACCCATTCTGTCGATATAGGCCTTAGCCAAAGCGTCTGCCTCTTCCTGAGAACGGGTTGAGGTGAAGAACTGACCCATAAGATCCGGGGTTACGGTAATAGGATCAGCGTACTGACAAGTAGGACATTTAGGAGTGAACTCCTTGCTATAATTACCTACATATATCTTCAGCTCATCACAAGTACCACGATCATTGGCTATAGCCTGACCTTGCGCCTTGACAGCGGCCTTAGCAAGCTCGTCGGCGGCAAACTGACTCTCATAAGAATAGAACGGACCACCAGTGACATCAGCCTCCGTAACGTTAACAGATGAAGGTATCAATCCGGATGGACAATTATTCTTCTCGAACACCTCACTATAATGACCGGTGTACTTAGGAGCCTCATGGCAAGTACCACGCTCATCGGCGATCTTCTGGCCTTGATTCATGACAGCGGCCATAGCGACTAAGTTAGCCTCATCCTGTGATACGCAAGACTGGAACGGATGACCTTCCACCATATCTTGTGTCACGGTGAACGGATCTCCTACCTGATTAGCGCCACAATTACTCTTCGTGAACTCGAAGCTAGCCTTACCGGTATACATAGTAGCGTTAGAGCAAGTACCCTTGGTGTTAGCCAAAGCCTGCCCTTGAGCCTGTACGGCGGTCATGGCCATAGCGTCAGCGGCGGTCTGGGAGTCGTTAGACTGGAATGGGTGTCCTTCTACCATATCTTGGGTAATCGTCACCTTAGATCCGATCTTACACTCACCACAGTTGTTTCTCGTAAACTCCAAGGAAGCACGGCCGGTGTACGTACAAAGGGCGTGGATATTGGCAAGGGCCTGTCCTTGGGCGTCAACGGCGGCCTTGGCCTTGTTGTTGGCATCCTCCTGAGATACGGTAGATGTGAACGGATAACCGTCAACCATCCTATCATTTACCGTATAAGTACCACCAGTGCCAGTACCACAATTGTTACGGGTAAACGTACGTGTATAAGTACCGGTATATACAGGCACCTTCTCGCACTTACCTTTCACGTTAGCCACATCCTGACCTTGAGCCTCGACGGCGGCCTTAGCCTTATTATTGGCGTCTTCCTGAGATACGGTAGACCTGAAATCTCCTGTCACCATAGTCTCATCCACGACAACCTTGGTGCCGTATTGGGTCTCATCACAGTTGTTACGAGTGAACTCCTTATTATACCTACCGTAGTAGATCGTCTTCTCCTTACACTCACCTTCTAGGTTGGCTTGTTGCTGGGCGTTAGCCTCAAGATCGGCCTTAGCCTTATTGTCAGCATCCTCCTGAGAGATAATAGAGAAGTACTTACCAGCGGCTACAACATAAGTATAAGGTTGACCGATATGGAACTCATCACAATTATTTCTCGTGACTGTCTTCTCCATCCTTACGTTATAGTAGACGTTAGTCTGACAGTCGCCACGCTCGTTGGTGATAGCCTGACCTTGCGCCTCGACAGCGTCCTGCGCCAGCTTGTTGGCGGCATCCTGCGATACCGTAGAAGTGAACGGATATCCAGAACACATCTTCTCGTCCACGGTGAAGTCAACAGGAGTAGAACCCTCAGGACAGTTGGTTCTCTGGAATACCTTAGAGTACGATCCGGTAAATACCGGTATCTTCTCACAGTTACCCTTGATATTCGCTATATCCTGGCCTTGAGCCTCGACAGCAGCCCTTGCTAGGCTATTAGCGTCTTCCTGAGATACGATGGATCTGAAGTCCCCTGTAACCATCGTCTCATCGACAACCACATCAGTACCGTATTGGGTGGAGTCACAATTGTTACGGGTAAAGGTCTTACTAAACTTACCATAATAGATATTCTCCTTAGGCTTACACTCACCCTCCAAATTGGCTTGTTGTTGACCGTTCTTCTCAATATCCTCAAGAGCCTTCCTATCGGCGTCCTCCTGAGAGATGGAAGATACGTACTTGCCCTCAGGAATGATATAAACATATTCCTGACCGTCACTGAACTTATCGCAATTATTACGTATAAACGTCTTTCTCTGCTCCTCGTTATACCAGATATCAGTTATACACTCACCATGCTCGTTGGCGTATTTCTGACCGTTCAGGGCTATATCCTCCATAGCCTTGGCGTCTGCGTCCTCCTGCGAGATAAACGACTTGTAAGTCCTTTCCTCGACCGTATACAACACAACCGATCCATGTTGGTTAGCCAAACAATCGTCCTTGGTAAACGGCTGAACCATCTTGATATTATAATAAACGGGCTTGGCGTCTTGAGCTATCATATACTCCTTGACAATACTACCGTCCTTTGACGTTATACGGAACTTAGCCGTACAGATCTGACCGGTGTAATTAGCCTTGTATACGATGTTAAGCTTATTATCGCCTACCCCATGGCTCTTGTCGTTAATGGCAAAGCAATTACCCTCAACGCAATTCTTATCTATTTCCCTTGCCATATCAATTCTCCTCTATTCTCCATGAAACATCATCTCCGGCCTCTACCCTTACGATTTGAGTATCACCATCCTTATTAAGCGTCAACCTTTGCGGATCCACATTAAAGGGTGGTTCCGGTTCCTCGCCGCCATCTCCGCAAGTGCAACATACCAGTTCAATATCATACTCGGTATTGGACTTGATATCGATAACGACCTGACCGTTCTCACTAGTCACGTTATCAAAGTCATGATCAAGTATAATATAAGGTATATCATTAGGCTGTTGATTGATATTAACAACCTTGCCATTCAAGACAAACATCTCATGATGCTGTTCGTTATCCATATTCTTAGGCATAGCTATAACAAAACTAGCCTCATACAAATCAGTGGCACCGGGATCCTCAGGATCGGCATACACTATATACCTGCTATCCTCTTCCGGAACCTTCATGGATAATCCGTTCACGTTCATGGAAACTATATAAGACTTGCTCACCGAACCACCAAGAGTAAGGCAGGAAGCCTTGACCGAGGCGGAGTTGAGCTTGGCGTTGATGACCGCCGTCCCGCCCTCCATATCGAACATGATATTGGTCGGATCCACGCTTACCCGCTCCATACCCTTCTGGGTTATAGTGGCGAGCTTCGTAACCTTGCCTTTCTCGACCGCTACGTAAGTCTCCCTAGGCAACCTACCCATCCATCCCGGCTCTACCTTGATCGCCACCTTGTCGGGACCGGTACCGGAGATCTTGTCGTAAGATACCCATGAGGAGCCTTGCTCGATCTTGGCAAGAATATCTTTTAAATTATTCATATCATTCCGCTTGAGTTATAGTCCATTTATCACTCTTGCCTACGATAATCTCCAGAATCTGCTCACCGCCCTCAGGAGGATACTCGAAGTTAGTAGGCTTAATCTCAAACACGCTGGCGCCACCACAACCAAGATCGCAGATCATGTCCGGCAACCATCCCTCCTCGAAAAAACGCTCTATAAGCTCCCTGACGGCCTCTGAAAAAGAATCAAGCTCCAACCTGTCTGCTGGGACAGACCCTTTCTTAAGTGTCTCACCACATACCCAACCGTCACACTCGGAAGCCAAGACCGTATCATACACTCTCTTAGCCATAGCATGAAGTATTTAAAATATTACTATTCAATGTAGTATATACGATATTAACATCAGCGAACTCATCGCCCATGCAATACCTTTTCTTGAACTTAATGGATCTACCAGAAACGACATACCCGTCGTTAGGTACGATAGTACCGCAGTAGGTCACGCTAAGAACATTCAGAGGCTCGTATCTTAACCTTACGGCCTGCACTCCCTTAAACGAATCCCTTTGGATGGACGCCGTTGCTCCAGATACGGCAACCAGCTTCCTTACCAGAGACTCGATTACGCTATTCATGCCATCTCCGTTCCTGATATCTGCCTCAGGAAAAGACTGACCATCATATATGATCTGGGAACTGTAGATACTACATTCATTCCCCGGTCTATATTCCGGCTTACATGGATTACAGTTATTCCTCATATCAAATCAATTTATTAATCATTCTCCTTAATTCAAGTATCTCAGCATCCCTGTCCCGTATAGCCTTTATCATAGCGTTAAGGACATCAGACATATCGCAGCTGGGAGATAATCCCAATGACTCCACACGTACCTTATCTCCTGGATAAACACAGTCGGTGCTCATGTACGTAGAGCACGGTACTTTCGTATCGTCTACAGTAGGCCTGTATTGTTTCTTGTTACAACCATTCATTGTTACCATACCTCCTCTTCAGTTCCGCTATCGCCACCGCCATTACCGGCGTTGACAAGCTCGTTTATAATCTTCTTCAAATCCAGAACCTCACGATGGTATAAATCTATCTGCTTATCCCTAGACGCTATAATACGCCTCAATGAGTCTATAACGACAGATATATCAGTACCTTTCTCTATACCGTCCACCACCAACTCATCACCTGAGTATAAGACGCATTTATCATATAAAACTATAGGACATCCATAGCCAACACAAGGCTCGTCCTGACAATCCCGATCGCAAGGATCGCAAGGATCCTCGGGACATTTGTTAAGAAACTTGTCTATCTTAACGCCATGACAACACTCTTCGGGACGTTCCCGTGAATGATCATGACAACAACCACCTGAATTGCACATATCAATAATATTATTGTTTTCAACAAAGATACTTATTTGATTTGATAACAAGATAACATACATTATTAAACAACGAAGCCGAGAATTATTCCCGGCTTCTACAGATTGTAATATCAATTAAATATTATCGTATAGCAAATCATATGCTAAACTCCCAAAAGCTAAAAATAGCAATATAAAGGATAGATTAAATTCTACCATCCACTTCTGCCCATCACCCTTGCCTATTCTCTTAGCGAAACCTTCTCTTTTTAGAACCATCAAAGTAACAGGCTCATCTTTTAAATCTATCCCAAAAGAAGAGAGAAACGATTTTATCGCAAGAGACGACGAAGGGTATTTGATAACATCAGATAATTTTATACTCTTGTTCTCAATATCTCTAGCCTTATTCATCAAATCAGTTATACACACATACTTTTTACCTCTCATCTTTCTTCATGTTTAATAAAGCCATAATTGTTCACGATATCACATAAATCCTTTTCGGATAAATCAAACCATTCTCCCAATCTTCTATATTTACTATATTTATCATGAATGACCGATTCTATATCTCTGTCAGACACAAACATCAATTTAACAAAAGGAGAAAACGTAGAAGAGCTTTTTATCCTCTTAAATGGATTAGAAGATCTACCTATTTTATATAACAGCGTATTCTCATCAAACGCTATATATGTTTTATAGGGCTTATCTCTTTTAGTGCAAATATTTTTCATAGAAAATATAGACAGATAAATATAATCTATATCAAGTATATCCATCAGTACCCTACACTTGTAAGGATCTTCAATGAAAAGCATATCCAATTTAAGTATTAAATCCTGAATACGAATATACTGATCATTGTCCACACGAATAGTCTTTCCAGATAACGTATCTACTACCTCAACGTTATCTCTCATATTAAAATACTTACGTGAAAAATAATCCAAAATTACGCTATGCTCACAATCGTCCATATAGTAAACAATATATTCATCCTATTTCACCAATAACATTGATCCTCTTGATCAATATTCTCAATCCATTTCTCGCACTCAAGATTAAGATCAGCGTACTCCTGCCCCTCTACCATCAAAACCTCACGGGCTTTGGCGTTGGCATCCTCAACCGATATCCATGACCTGAACCTGTTGGCTTTGATAGAGTAATATACTTTACCGGACTTATATCCGAACGGACATACCTTTTCAAACCAATCACCGATCTTCGTATTATAGAATACAGGTGAACAACTACCCTCGACGTTAGCCTTCTCCTGACCTTCTTTCATGAACTTCCTATAGGCTAACGTATCGGCGTCTATCTGGGATATATCGGATATGACAGCTCCAGCTGGTAATTCATATACAATACCTTCCTTGCCTGATTTGCCAGCCTCGCAATCGTTCTTATAAAATAAGCCACTAAAAGGCTGTGAGGCCCAGTCCTCGCAGCAAGCCCCGACGGAGTTGGCCTCCCCCTGCCCGATCCGTCCAAGCTCCACCCTAGCCTTATCATTGGCATCTTTCTTGGATACGTAAGAGACAAACCTACCTTCCTCTATACATACCTGCTCCTTGGATCCCTTACCGCTTACGCAATTGTTCTTGATAAACTCATCGCATACCTGATCATTATACCATACGGACGGTATTATGTCGGCATATGTATTGGCGTAGTCCTGACCGTTGGCTTTGATATCATCCTCAGCCTTGCTGTCAGCCTCCTCCTGCGTATCGCCAAAATAGACGTTGGGAGGGACTCGGTAGTCAACAGAGCCGCCCACGTACCCAGCAGGAGGGTTGTTTCTGGTGAACGTCCGTACTATTTCTTTATTGCCGTATATCATCGTAATTAACTTTGACACAAATATACGATTAAAATCCAAATCACAAAGGAAGAGCCTTTTTGCTTCTCAAAACCTTATACAGATAATCCCTTAACTGTTCTTCGGTAGTTATATATCCAAACTCAATCATCTTGGCTATATCAATTTCCAGTTCCATCAATTCTTTAGCCTTAATCTCTTCACCTACGGAATTTCTTATCATGGTCTCATGAAGACCATAAACGATAATATTTACAGACCTAGCTAAATCCTGTACCTTATCTTTAAATCTTGACGAATCTACAATCTTAGATAAAGCAGAAGACATTCTCTTGTAAGCATCACCAGCCTTATCTCTGTAATCTATAAGTTGATCATGTACAAACTTCAAAACCTGAACCTCAAATCTAGGATTTATCCACATGGCGAATTTTATAAATAGCAAAGGATGCATCCATATCTTATCAGGTGTCTTGCCATGTTTTGTAACTCTACCTTTTACTTTTACAAATAACTGATTATCACCATTGTCCATTTTTGGACTATGGCTTTCATCATCCTTTAGAGCTTCTAAAAATTCTATGGTTTTAGGACTATCTATAAACACAGAAAACTTTCTTCTTATGTTATCGGGATTATCATTCCATTGCTTAAGTAAACTATTGGCATCAAAATAACCATCACTAGTTCTTTGAAAAACGTTAAAATCGCCCATCTTTCTTGTTAAAACATTTACTGTCTTCATTTTTTAGTCTAATTTTGAAGTTAATAATTAATTACTTTATGTCCGCTCCCTCGTGAGAGTCGGCGGACATACAAAAATAGCCAATCGGGATGATAAACACAAACCGATTGGCTATTTTTAATACCCTAAAATCAGGACATTAATTACCCATTGCAGATCTTATCCTCAATAGCGTAAAGGATTTTAGCGACAGTCTTATCGCCATTTATCTTCACGCAAGACTCGCCAAGATCCCTGACATCTATAGCCTCCCTGATACGGGTAAGCTCATCGTATATCTCCTCTATCACATCGGAGATCATAACACACTCATCAGAGTCCTTATGCTTTGACCACTCTGGTAGATTACCTTCGTAAGGTACGCAAGTAGACGGGGTTATATGTGAGCAATTATACTTTTTCATGCTAGCAACCTGTTGATATGTTCCTTTAACGATCTCACCTCATCCGGGCATAACCCGCAATCATTATCACATAATGATCTTTGCAGACGAATTATCTTACCCCAATAGGATATATCGGGCTTGTCCCCGATCCTATACCTATGGTATCTCATATATCTACCCCATTGGCAAGATAACCATTCGTCTACGACCCTACATAGGTCTATTATATCAAGGCTTGATATACTTTGAGCGCCCATCGAGTATCTCCTTTCTCATTTCCTGTACCTCCTCGTCAGGCGGGCATCCATACGGCAGGTTCTTGATCCACTCACGGATCTTTTTCTGCATATTAAGATAAGATACACCAACGCCTTCGCCCTTGGTACGAACTTGCTTATATATACTAACCACGTCACGCTCCATGGTCTGCAACGGATCTTGCATAACCATACATCCAGCGGTGCTTCTAGAAGCATATTCCCTATCACTAACAACGGTAGAAGAATGATTCATCATACTTCTCTCAATCCTTTCTCTCTCGGCCTTTAACGCCTTTTCCTTACAAGTATTACAGCCCATAACTATATTTTTTTATTTAACAATCCACGCAATTGGTAGCCATCTCAAGAAGCTCGCCTACACGGTCTATGATCTCATGAGCCGCCTCTATATTATCCAACCTGACATTAGCCTCCGCTACAGCCATAAGCGTCTCCATCTCCTGTATCTTGCCTATAAGATCCTTATCCATGTTCTCACACAAGATATCAGTCTTGATCCATAGCCGATCAAGACGTCTGCGTATAAGATCCGTCTTAAGATACTTGCGACTGAAATTGTAAGTAGAAGGGCTACCTATGATCTTGATATCATATATACCATCAGGTAGATCAAGGTACTTGACATTACAATCATCGTAATTAAAGCAATTGAGGCCTAATGTTAGGCTAGTAAAGGTATTGACCTGATTCTTGCCAAGGAACAACGTAACGGGGTCGGACATGCCCGGCGTAGTGATCTCGATGATCGCCTTCCTGTCCTCCAGTAGCCCCCACTCAGACTCATCCAATACCTGAAGCACCTTGGGATCACGTGTCTCTAGCACCTGAAATGACAGCCGAATATCATTCATATTAACCTTCTTATCGTACCGGCATAAGCTATCGTCATAACGAGCCTGCATATCAAGATCCGGGATATCGGTATAATATGTCTTAACCTCATGACCGTTGATAAACACCGATGTTATCTGGCAAACATGAGACCTAGCGACATCGAAAAACACCATCCTTACATTACCCTCATAATCAACGCCAGATGTCGGGTATGTTAGTATCTGGGTATTATACTCACCATCGTTACGTCTAGCCACGACAGTAATTACGATAGGTTTCTCTATATCGTAATCATCCATGATAATCCTAGCGGCGAACTTATCATGAATTATCTTCGGTATAATGTTTATTTGATTCATTTGTATATCTTTTTCACAAAGATACTAATTTGAACAATATGACAAATGAAGCTACAAGATAAGAGCTGCAAGTAGATCTTCCTCGCTAAGAAGAATTATTTAATCATACTGCGATTCAATATAATCATCAAGGAACGGTGTGCTATTATCAGGAATCCACACCTCATCAGACAACGCGGCCATACCAAACTCATCAACTATCTCATCTCCAGACACATAATCATAAGCCTTGACGCCAAAGATCTTAATCCTTTTAACCTTGCCAAAAGCGGACTTGACTTCCTTTATCTTCCTATCCAACTTCCTCACCCCATCGACGAACTCAGAGAAAGTGACACCACGCTCATCTAAATAGCTCTTTATAGCCCTCTCTATGGTCTTGATACTGACATTACCAAAGCCCTTCTTCCTGACCTTGTTCTGAACCTTTTCCTTAAAATAAATGCTCACCCCATTGTTTTTGGAAGACACAAAATCCTTAAGGTCACGTTTCCTGATCGAATCCATGGAGTCATAAACAACACGTTTGATATCCTCGGCGCGCTTTCTGTTACACTCATGAGCCTTATAAGTAGGATTGTTTGTATTTCTCTCATCCTCTAGCTTTTTATACTCGGAAGGGCAACTCTCCCAATAATAATACCTCGCCTTATTACTATGTACAAAAAGGTCAGGATGCTCCTTCTTCGCCTTCCTCACCATAGCATAATAGCCATGGACGATAGCCACGTTCACGTAACTAAGCAGAAGCCACCTGACAAGCCTTACCTGATAGGCGAGATTATCGCCACCAAGACGTTGATGCTTGATATAATAGCGCACTATCTCATCAACAAAATAGTAAAACCATTTGATATTGTACTGTACTCCTAACACCCTGAACCTTATAGGGTCAAGGCATATGATAAGAAGGCCTATCAGTGTCTCCGATATCGGCTTCTCAAGTATCTCTGACTTGGATGATGATTGACGCTTTATCCTAGGGTTGTCGCAACAAGGATTAGCATTGTCATTAAACAAATAAGGTAGGATGACCTTGCCTGAATCCCTCCTCAAGGCCCTATTTTCTTCTGACATCCTCTTTTTTTCAGAGAAAGATACGAATTGGTCGAATATTAATGTTAAATTTGCCATATGTTTGATTTTTGTATAGTACAAAGATACTAAAAACTTTGTCGTTTCAAAATGAGTGCTTGTGAAAGTACTCATTTTTTTGTTTATGATCACGGCTTTTTACGGCGATCGCCATGGTCTAGATTTAACTTAGACATTGCGTAGGGAGACTATCGTAGGGATAGTTAAGAAAATAGATGAATTTATTTATCCACCCTCTTTTATAAATACTGTTGTCCATTTTGTGACATGTGATATAAGAAACTTTCTCCCCCTTAAGAAGGGAGTCTCATTATAAAGATTTTCTTTATTTATCTCATAAGTTGATTGATTAAAAATAGTTAGCTAACGCTTTGTTATTATCTAAAGTATATAACTTAATTACATTAACATGAAAATATGTAGTATATTGAAAAATCAAGATCTCAACAATAACTTATATCAATGATTTAGTTTAGTGTATTTTTGACATCTACTTATGCTATTAATGGATCTTTGATCGACAAGCTACTACCTACATCAGACGTTAATGCATTGATATGCTTACTTCTTTTCTGCGCTAAAGCGTGAAATGCCAAGGAGAAAAGGGAGGTGGGCTACGAGTCGCTCCGCTCCTGGCCTGCCGTGTAAGGATACCTCCTGCCCTGCCTCACGGGGCCGCCACATTCCCTTTGGTGTCAACAAAGATAGACCTCAAAGAGATATTGCCTCACCTGGTATTTACTAGATAAGGGGTTTTCTTCAAGGCAGTTTCTAGTTGAGTAAAAATCTGGTCAAAGAGGTTGTTTGGTCAAAGACAAAATTATATATTCGCGATACGGTTGGTTGGATGAGTGGTTTAGTCGGTGGTCTGCAAAACCATATACCCCGGTTCGAATCCGGGACTGACCTCTATGCTATTTGCATATCCTTTAAAAACTAATCAGATAAGGGGCGGTGAGGGATCATAGCCCCTTTCTTTTTGGAGGTTCAAAATCTGACTCCCATCTAGCTATATCACTTATCCTGAAATCGTCCATCATAAAATTTCCGTTATCCATACCATCACCTCGTGTATTAATACCTAGGTTATAAGACCTAAGGGAAAGCGTATTATTGGTTTTCGTGTTAATAATAAGTATACCATTAACAAAACATCTTAATATGTCATATTCATTACTGCTTCTGACTATAGCTATATGATACCATTTGTTTGCCTCAACTCTATCAACATGCCAACCAGCTTGTTGAGTTTGAAATGAAAAATAAAAACCAGTACCTGTTAAAACTACACCAAAATAAAAAATACCATTAGGATATTCATGCTCAACCAAACAACTTGTAACAAGATTGGTTGACTTATACCAAAAGTCTATAGTAAATGGATGACCGTCATAAAATAGCTCAGGCAATAACGATTCTTTGGTGTTTATGATAGTATAAAGAAAAGGATCCTTTTCGTTATATTGGACACATTGTATTGAGCCATCGGTGATAAGATTGCCATTATTGGCTATAAAGAGATCGCCAGAGGGAATAGGATTCCCCTCTACCTTAAAATTACCATTGAATCTCATTAAGAACCTAGTATGATCGTCAATCACCCCCCTAGTACATTCAATCATTCTTCGTCTCATAAAACCTTCATCTTCTTTAGCAAATATATTAAAACCAATAATATCAACAACACACTAATTGATGTGATAGCTATTGGCCATCTTGATTCTTTCTTATCATCTACATCCTTATGTTCGATGTCTGTCTTCTTATCAATATCCTCAATACCGGTGATCGTCTTATCAATGCCAAGAGAATCAGCCGTCACCGTGCTGTCCCGCCGGCCGATGACGATATGGGTATCTGTCCGCGAGGACACCGGTCGTTCCCCCGTGGCAGGATCAACATCCTTGTCCGTATCGAACTTCCTCTCCGTTATAATAATATCGGCATTAAGATCAGAGGTCTTTATCTCCACCATCCTCCTGTCTATAACCTCATCTATCATCGTCTCTATCCTGCTGATCAACCGACTATCAATAAACGCTTCGCTAACCTGCCTCCTGCTTCCGCAAGAGGACAGGAACAGCGACAGACCTAAACAAAAAACAGCCTTAAGACTTATCCTTAACCTCATCATTAGCTATCTTCTTTATATCATCAAACGTCTCGTCAGGTATGTTCTTGGAGAAGCTAAACATCTTGAATACGTTTATCCTATTGAATACGGCCTTGAATACCTTAACCAAATAAGCGTCAGCGAAAGTATCCCCTATGGTATTCAAGAAAAGCATCACATATCCAACAAGGGCTATATACACCCCATATTTGGTAACGGCAAGTATCATGCTAGCCTCCTCCTCGATCGGGTATAACGTCTTATATATAACACATAATGTCATTACTATAAAACAAGACAAAGCGAACTCCTTAAGAATATCAGTAAACCTGACCTCCCTAAACCATCTCTTAAAACTAAACCGTCTTCTACGACTTCGTCGGAGCTTCCAGCCCCTTACGCTTTGCGCTAACCTAGCCAAGAAATTCGCTATTAATACTATAAGTAATACGGTCAATAAATGGTGTACCGGCTGGAAATAAGCCCAACAAGAGGCACCATACGCAAGCGCAATATTCCACAAAGCCCCCACTCGCTCTATCATGTCTTTGTCTTTCATTTTATACCCTACTCGCAAAGTTAACTACTATACTATTAAGTACCTAAAACACCACGGCATGTATACCGTTCCTAGTATCAAGACTATCAAAATGTAACCAATTCACCTTCCCCTCAAGCCGGAAAGGATATGGTAACATATCTTGATGATCCAAGATCAAGCCTCTAGCCTGTTCCGCCGTCATCGACTTGACATCGAAATCCCCAGCCTTACCCAACACATGAGCGGATAGATAAACATCTTTCTTATCCTTAACTATCTGACAGATATTGCATCTAAGACCACGCTGGGAAAACTGCCCTTGCTTATCCCAGTTATTACAATACATAGGCTGTTTGATTATATCCCTCCGTAATATAAGAAGATTATGGAGAAACGCTGTATCAAGAAACTGCCACGATCTGTCCTTCCACTTATTGTACGTATGAGGACATACCAATTCTACTATATCAAAATACAATCCAAGTTCTTTTATGATATCATTTCTATCCATATTAAGCCGGTTTTATCGTCCATCTCTGGGCGTAGTTATTTTTTAACACATATATCTTCTCCATAGGTGTAGCGGGAGACCCGTTGGACGAGCCTTTCACGAATCCCTCTGGGGCCTGCTCCGTGCCGGAAGGACGCTGGTTTTCGGTTGGAAAATCAGCAACATACATGCTTACCGAAAGACTATAGAACTGGTTCCTCTTCCCATCCTTAGCCACGGATGTCATAGTAATCTGATCCCATCCTACAACAAGGTCGTAGAAAGAGTTCACGAAATCATCTGATCTTTTTTGGCTATGAGTGGAGCAATTCACCCCAAACCATGTAATAGACCTCATCTCATAAATATAATCCGGTAGCTTATCCACTCTAATACCATTACTATGAGAGGCGGCAAAACCTGTAAGATAATCCAATCCTCTACCCGACATATTATCATCATTCCAATTCGTCCTCCTTTCTCCATTCATCCAGTCATCTAAAAAAGCAAAAGTATTAATGCTAGGATTTATCTTATCTACCTCGAAAAAAGGAAGGGTATTTATGTCAGAATAATTCCACATATCAGAAGGACCAGGAGTTATACTCAACGAAGTTAATTTAGGAAGATCATTAAACTCCTTTATATACCTATCCAAATAGCATGAAGATAATCTAAGGTTTTGAAGATTTTTCATATTCTTTATATTCCTTATCCCGCTAGATTCTATATCCCTAAGATCAAGCATGCCATGCATATCTAAATAATATACCTCAGTCTTGCTAGTTATAGCCTCAGGCATTACAGTCATCCTAGTACCTACATTTTCAAAAGATATATAAGTCAACTTTTTAGATCTAGACAATTTATCTACCGGTATACCGTCATTAACATACTGCGTATGGGATACGATCAAAAACTCAAGTCCTGGCATATCCACAATCGGGAAAGATGTCATCTTGCAAACTTGGATATTGACATAATAAATATCACAAGTAAAATCTATCGACACAGCCCGTTGTACGTCCCTTCTCCCATCAGCGTAAGCATGATTATCTATAGGTACGTATTGCGATCCATCCTCCTTCCTGAACCACCACGTAGTATTGGGATTTTTCCTGTGTTGTATTGCCAAAGAACGGAATATAATACGATAATTATCCTCCCCTTTAACCTTGGTCATAGGAAACTGCTCCTTTATTCCATCCCCCCAATCCACATTAGCCATACCGGGCTTTCTGGATATAAACTCAACATACGTATTAAAAGGATTACCAACGACAGGATCGGGTACATAATTATAATCATCGGTATAATAATTTCTAAGTGCCCTATCCCATGTGGTGAACCACACGAACTTGTTGGATGATGCCTCGTATTTATATAATGTCTTAGCCATGTCTATATTTTCATTTAAATTAGTCAATTTGTTTCTTTTTGTATCATAAAACGTTTACATCTTAATAATTTCAACTTTTTGTACGTAATATCCCGTTGATTACCACCGTCAATATCACGGATATTGAAACTACCCGATTTGCGTCTTCCAAATATGAAGTAATAATTGCCTTCAAACATAACCCTGTCAAACAAACGAAAACCAAAAACCTCAAAAGAAGATTGATTCGGCTTTTTAACCCCTCCTTTTAAAACCTTTTGTTTGTGGATTTGACGATTATGTCTTCTAATCAACCTTACCTTGTAATGATATTCTAACATTAAAGCATTGAAATTCTTAGAAATAACGAAAGCATCAGAGATATGGGATTTTTCAATTCCATATTTAATCCGATTGTATTTCGTGATATAACCGAACGTCATCGAAACGTTGTCATATCTGGATCTCAGCTCCTCGTACAACTTCCATTTCATGATACCCATGACGGCTGCGTCACGAAGTGACTTGCCTCTGCTTACTTTCAATTTGATATTTCCTTTATGAAATTCCTTATGACAAGTCTCACACAAAGTAATCAAATTTGAAGGTGAATCTCCTCCTGTCTTCCTTGACTCAATATGATGGATATTAAGAATAGGATCTTTTGACTTACCCTTACAATACTGGCATTTATGCCCGTCTCTTGCAAGGATATATTCCCTTATATTCCAAAATCCTAATTGCTCACCTTCCTGATACTCCTTACCCGATATCTCTGGATTCTTGATCTTTTGAGTATCAAATTGAGCAACCTCAATAATCAGTTTTGAGACAGGTAGTATAGAATATACAAAACCGATAATTCTAATATGAGAATCAATCTTCTGCCGGATTGATGGAGCTATCCATTTATCCTTCTTATATTTTACTCTATTATTGAATCTTGGCTTCCTATATCTCAATCTATACCTTCTAGCCCTCCTTAACTCTCTTCTTGTTGATAGAAGATCAACAACATCACTTCTCAGAATAACCTCACTTGCGTAAAGTTCCTTGCTTTTCGTTGTTGCTGACAAACCAACGTGTTTTGTACCTGCGTCAACGCCTAACGTAATCTCTTGCTTGTAACCGGTTGTATCATACAAAAGCCTGATCGTAAAAGGGCAAAGATTCACTACGGTTGCTTTCTTTGATTTAAGCAACCTTCTTACCTTCCCATGCCTTGTTGTTGGCATTAAAGGACTACCATCTATGTCCTGTACATACACCATTTCACAAACTAATTCAATGTTTATTCAACATAAGTCAGAGTAAAACCCTGTTAGTACCCATCGCCAATGTTATTTTGAGGTTTTGATGCAAGCGACACTATGGCCCGAATACAACCATTGTTTAATCACTTGCCTTAGAGCAAGGGGCTTGGGCAAACATCCCTTGGTAACTATGTATTCTCAAATAACGTAGCCTTTGTCTCAAGGCTTAGGCTAATAATCGGAATAGCTTTTAGCTATTATACATAATGCGATGCAAATGTTTTATGGTTTGCATGAATTATGTATTATTCGCGAGAATTACCTATCTTGTTAAAATATTCTACAATAACATTCCTGTCCAATCCCATAGAATCACATAAATACTCCCCTTCAGGTTGACCCCCAAACGATAATACCTTATCCGTATCATGAGCTAAAACATCTCCATTGCCTACAAAGGTACGCCCATCGTCAAATACGATAAGCTTATATGGCTTATACGATCCCGTGTCAATATCAGAAGACCGTATTGACCTTAACACCGAAGCCTCTGGCGCCATACTAAACCTCCATCCATAATTATTCATAAGCACATAAACCATCTCCATAGGAGTCGACGGAGAGCCATTAGACTGACCCTTTATAAAACCAGAGGGAGCCTGTAATACGCCACTAGGTCTTTTATCAACAGGCTTGGCAGCCAAATACATACTTAGATACAACCCATAAAACTGATTCCTTTTGCCATCGGAAGCAGAGGAAGACATAGTGAGATAATCAAACCCCATTACCTTCTCATATAATGTTGATATAAACGTATCACATCGACTTTGGGTCAACAAGGAGATATGCATATAAAAACTACTCATAGATCTCATCTCATATATATAATCCGGTAGATTACTTACATCTATATTACTATAGCCATATGAGGCGGTAAGGCTAGTGATATTTTCCAACCCCTTGCCGATCATATACGGATGCCAGCTCACGACAGACCCATACCATCTATTTATATGATCGAAGGTCCTTAAGCTAGGATTTATCTTATCCACCTCATCCATAGCCGGGCATGTATTAGGGTCAAACGATGGCATAGCCACTCCCGGGGATATATATAATTCTCTTAGCTTGCTAAAAGACAGCCATTCCCTTGGATATACCCTAACCCTGCAACCTGCCAAAGATAATGTTACGAGATTAGGCCACATAGAGGGGAATTTCCTTATATTAGAAGACTCCGTATCATTAAAATCAGCCGTTCGACTTAAATTAATGCCTTTTAACTTAGTCAACCTATCCCAATCATCCGGTATGGATGTCAATGTCCCTACACCCAATTCGTTAAGTGTTATATACTCTATATTTACCGATCTACGTATCCTGTCTTTAGGGATATCGGTTATATTCCCATCGCCGGTAATGGATAAGGTTAAGTTGATAATACTTGGGGCGTCTAATATCGGGAATCCTACCATCATTATCCTTGTTGTTTGAACGAATGTAATATCATTCGTAAAAGTCATGGTAATGACCCGCTCTTTATCTAGCCCATCAGCGTAAGCATGATTAGGCGCAGGGATATACTCACTCCCATCTTCCTTATAAAACCACCATGGATGGCTATCCGGATTCTTACGATAACTTATATCCCTTCTCCTGAACATCAACCTATATCGCCCGTATATGGATTCGCTCCTATCCTTCACGAAAGGAAATTGCTCTTTATTCCCGTCACCCCAATCGACCTCACACATTCCTGGGTCTTGGAATAAAACTGTATACTTTCATTGTAATTATTAACATCCAATATAGGATCAGGCACGTCATCAGTAGTATCATTCCTGTCAACGCCCCTAAAAGCATATTTGCCTTTAGTAAAAAAGGTTATAGACCCTTTATTCGTATCCTTACATATCAGCCTCATACCTCTCCCTCCTCTATTCTCCTGAAATACTCGACAACCGGTGAACTGTCCAATCCCAGATCGTTACAGATATCTATAGCCTCGTATTTGTCAGCGAAATTATACTTACTCATATTATCATCCAACACATCTCCACTAAATACTGACACATTCCCGTCCTTTACGCCAAGGACGAACGGGGTAATCCTAGCCTTCCCAGCCCGCCTTGCCCTCGTAAGGGCAGCCTTAGAAGCCGGGGCAGGCGCCAAGATCCACGTCTGCCCGTAGTTGTTGGTAAGCACATACACCTTCTCCATAGGCGTCGTAGGATTACCGTTGCTAACACCCTTAACAAACCCCTCAGGGGCTTGATAAACGCCAGATGGTCTCTTGTTGGTAGGAACTGAGGAAGTATATAAATCTAAGGTAAGTTTATAAAACTGATTCCTATTACCGTCAGAAGCCGTCTGTGACATCGTTATATAACTCCACGACATTATCTTATCATAAAACGTGTTAACGAACGTATCAGCCCTCTCCTGCGTATTTATAAATCTACCTTCATCACGCAAAGTCCATATCCTAAATTCCCTTACCTCATATAACCAGTCTGGGAGATCGTCTACCGGTACCGTGCCTGAATTACAATACGTGCCCTGAATCTTATTCAACTTACCTCCTACTAGATCTTGTTTCCATGAGCTACCCCTACCCATAAAAGTAACGCCTGTCTTATCATCTCCAACCTTATCCACCTCATCAAATACAGGTATGTTATTCCTATCGCTAATGATATTTATATCCGTAGCCGGAATAGAATTAAACGCCGGGTCATACGAAGGGATATTACACCAATTGAAATTAAAAATAGTAAGATTCTCCCATTCCGAGAATCTTCTCCAATTCGAATCAGGATTATCAGCGAAATTAAAAATACTGTTACATCCGAAATACCTCAGATTTTTCATATTTAAAAAACCTTCCGGCCAATTATCCCAAACACCAGGATGAGAAAAAGACCCCATCTGTATATTACGAAGATTAACGCTCTTGCTTATCCTGTCATATGGGATATCTCCGTTTTTTAAAACGGACCTGACCATAGCCAAATAAGTTATATCAGGTAGATTAACTACAGGAAACTCATGGAGGACAATACCATCCATATTGAACTCCCCATCGATTACGTTAGAGAACCTCATCGTAACCTCCCTACGCCTAATATCGCTATACTTATGGGGAGGAACCGGTATATACTGAGATCCATCCTCCTTCCTGAACCACCATGTAGTATCGTCAGGATTCTTTTTGTACTCAATATCTAAAGACCTGAATACTATCCTATAACTACCGTCAGACATCTTGACCAAAGGGTATTGATCCTTTGTCCCATCACCCCAATCGACGTCCACGAATCCTGGATTGTTTGCCGAGAACCTGAGATTACGATTAAAATTACCTAAATCTACTATCGGATCAGGCACATAATCAGCATTCCTCCCATTATAACAAGGGAACCTATCCTCGTTAACATAAAACGTCACCGAGGACAGGGCCGTATCATATCCTACTAAAAATCCCATATCAACTAATTGAGGTTATATCATAAGACACCCATTCCTTGTATCCGTTAACCATCTCATATACCTTGTTGATGGTCTTGCATACGACAGCGAATCCGATATCCACGTTAGGGAACTTCTCGTTAAGCTCATCTATTGTAAGCTCCTTAGTTATACTCTCATCCCACTTACGCATCTCCTTTACCTCCATAAGGATCGGTTTACCGGTTACTCCTACGCTCATCACCCATTCTCCCTCACGGTTGGCATCCGCCAGATCCGGGAAGATAGTAACGCCAAACAACTCCGTGAGCACGAACTCATCGCCGTTCCGGGTAAACGACACCGCCGCTCCGGGGGTCAAGACTACCTCGTTCACCGCCAGCATACTCACCAGCTTCTTGGCTCCCCCTGACACGGTACCATTCAACACGACAGTCACGTTACCCGTAGCGCTATTAACGAACTTGATATCATTCTTCTCGCTATTTATAGCCTGTAACCTAGATCCAGATACGATATTTACGATCTCATAATTCTTGTCATAAGTGCTCTGTAGCGTCACATTACCGTATTTAGTATCGATAAGAGTAATCCACTTAGCCTTGCCTCCTACTACCTCCACAAGCTTATAGAACACGTCATTACCGTCAGCGTCAACCCATCTAGCTATAGCACCCGGAGCGAAATTAGTCACCTCCCGATCTTGGGTATAACTTATAGTGCTTTCCGTAGGCTTATTAGCCAAAGTAACATAAAGGCATTGCTCTACGTCGGCTTCCATCTTAACTATCCCAGCTCCATCGTAATAATAATCAGGTACATTTTTCTCTCGTATCAACAAGATAGTACCTTCCTTAAGCTTGTCAGCATTGGTAGGATCATCCACAAAAGACTTCATCTGGATATAGGTATCAAAGATGATCGACGTACTCTTATCCTCTATCTTCTGGTTGATATCATTAACAATATTATTAATCTCATCTTTCGTATAATAAGGAGACAAATCCACCTTCGGACCTTCCTGCTCTAAAGCCTGAGTTCCATCCCACCAATAATCAGGAACATCCTGCTCCCTGATCCAGAAGCTGTCCCCCACACGGAGCTTAGCCGTGTTCTCCGGGACCGCCAGCCACTCATTCATGGCATCGACCGTATCAAAGATATACGCCGTGTTCTTGCCCTCAGCTATACGTCTTACGACAGCCAACTCGCTCTCGACATCGCTAAGTCTTTCCTTTATATTATTGATCTCCCGCTCCAGCTTATCATAATTATCCTCCTGATCTATAGCATCGCCTATAGACATATAGACCTCATTGGTGAGCTTATTATAAGTAATACGGGCTACTTTCTGATAAGAAGTCTTATATGTACTCGCCCCCTTACTAGTATTGCATATAAAATCATATGTGTTTTGATACACGACAGATCCTCCGGTATTGATAAAGTTATACCCATCCTGTCTCATCGTACCGCCCTTATACCCTACAAGCTCAAAAGAACACTTACCAGTACCTTTGGATCCAAACCATGTGGAGTAGGCTATAAACTGAGTCTCTTCAGGTAATATATCATAATATTGAGCACGAAGATCCTTTACCGACATCCATACACATTCCTTGCCTGACCCGGTATTGTCTCCTCCCCATTTAAGTACACTTCTTACATGATCGTCATTATTACCGGGGCCAGCGAATCCTACGCCTAAATTATCTATGGTAGGAACATTCGAGTTAAGAGCCTCTGTCATGGTATCTAAATCCCTTCCCGAACTTTCGTCCCACAAATATCTGAACGTAACGAAATCCACATCACCGATCTTAATACCACCGGTATTGCTAGGATATGTTTTAGTCACCAGCTCATAATACCACTTCCCGCCCCTAAACGTGACTCTTATTCTCTCCACTTGCCTTGGAGATATAGATACGTACGATCCTCCAACAGAGACGCTGGCGTCATCTTCGGCACGGGTAGCGCCTTCCTTTGGCTCCTCCGGGTCTACCGGAGTATAGATCGTGGCTTGCTTATCACCTGTATTGATGACAACGATATAATAGTTATCACCTTCCAGACCTTGCTCATGAGCCATCGTAACAAACCCCTGTTCGCTTTCCGGCCTCCATTCGACCACAACCATATGTTTGTCCATAGGTATGCCAGATACGCTATTAACGTAGTTGGTTGATGACATGAAAACAGCATGGTCATCGTAAGCCTGATCCACACGCTGATGTTTGGTAGCCAGACTATCAAGACGTGATATCTCAATGGGGTCGATAACCTCAACCCCATTATAATCATACCACTTATATCCGATCATCGTATTCTCACGACGATATTTCCTTTTCCTTATGACCTCACCGCCAGCCATGGCGTCGATCATATAATAATCATTGCATGTTCTTACCATAACATCACGGATTAACAAGTTTGACATAAACAAGCCACGATAGTAGCGCCATCGGGGATGGAGGTCAGTGTCGTGCCTACCGGGTAGGTCGGGGAGGATGACTCCAGCACCATCACCGACATCCGCTCAACGACCATATTGTTATCCACCAACCTGCTTCCCTCCACATAGAACCGGCCATCGGCTACCTCATAGCACTCGCGCACCGGGACCATATGCCTTTGGCTTTTATCCGCATAATCACAGATCGTGACCTTAGCCCCCTCTGGAATAGAATTAAGCTCATCACCAGCACTATAATCAGGATGGTCGGAATATACGACATACAATATGGACTTAATATCCTGTAACGCCGGATTGACCGTCCTGAATCCCTTTAAATGGATTTTATGACCACCAACCTCATAACAGTCATCTACCTCCATGATATTAAGGTCACAGCTTATTACCGTCCAGCCACTAACCGTATCTTGGGTAGGGGTGGTATCGGTAGGATGATCAGGATCGGTTGACTCCACGATCTTATAATCAAACTCCCGGACATTAAGCTTATAGTCAATAGACTCCTGACGCCTTATCTTAACCGTTCCATTCCCTGTATCATAGCAGGTATCTGTCGTATCCAAGAACCGATTCTCCATATCAGGCATCTCACACTCAACCCTACTCCATTTATCAATCATAGAGGAGTTAATATCGCCTACCTCATATTTATCATCCTCTGACTGCGTAACCTCATAGAAATGATACCACTCATATCCTAAAGAGTTATATATAACAATATTATGGATCTTAACCCGTTTATCGTTCTCCGTGACATAACACTGATCGTAGTAAGATACATGCCTGTCACGAAGGTTCTCAAGATCGCAAGGAGATTTCTTCCATCCAACAGGGATCTCATCATATTCCTGATCTATTAAGATAGCGCCGTCCTCGCTCTCACGTACAATATACTTGGCCTTCCTATCACCTAGATCACCGTCATAAGAGACAACCTTATCCACCTCAATACGCTGTCCTTTGAAAGCATAACACTCACGATATACTTGAACGTTTCTATCCTCCATATCCGTAAAATCACATGGGACCAAAGAGAAACTCTCTGGGAGGGTAGCTAAGTCGGTCCCCGGGACGAAGCCAGCGTCATCCGACTCAAGGACTTCGAAACGGGTATATCTGGCCTTTATCTTGGAGTCATAAGAAACTAACCTACGAAGCTTGACATGGCCGTTACCTCCATCGTAGCATTCAATGTAAGATCTAATGTCACGTTCTTCCATATCGTCGAAATCGCAGACAGCCCTTATCCAAGTGTCTGGCAAGGAAATGAAGCTGGCGCCCTCAGGCTGTGACGGATCGGTAGTCTCCAGGACTTTATAACTCTTATCCCTAACCCCTATATTCCCGTCCCATGACGTGAGAACCTCCAGCTTCACCTTACCGGCCGGTGTCTTATAACATTCTACAGTTACCTCAATATCCCGATCCTCCATATCCGTGAAGTCGCAAACAACCTCAACCCAGTCATCGCTTATATTAGTGATAAATTCTCCTACAGGATTCTCAGGATCGGTACTTTGCTTGACGCGATACCATTCCTTTCTGGTACCCATCTCATAATCAAATATCTTATATCCCTCTATCTGTACCCTTCCGGTACCGGTATCAAAGCATTTAAGAACCGGTATTATATCCCTTTGAGTCATATCAGGGAAATCACATACTATACGATTCCATGTATCAGGTATCTTGTCATACTCCGTACCGATAGGGTTACTATCGTCGGTCGTATTCACCACCTCATAATGAGACACCTCCGGGTTCAGGCGGGGATCAACCGACTCTACGCCCTCTATCTGGACCTTGCCTCCTTCCGTGGCATAACATTTACTTACGAATATCAACTCCCGATCGGTCATTTCGGCTATACTGCAATCTATAGCCACCCACCCATCAGGAATCTTATCAAACTCACTGCCGATAGGAATATCGATATCAGATGAGTTGATGATAAATATCTTCTCGGCCAGTATCTCTCCCTTATTATTCATATAGGTATGGATACGAGCCTCTACCTGACCACCCGGCGTACGATAGCATTGGTTGACGATCGACACACGGGCGTCTTTGATGTTAATGAACTGATAGTCCTTTCTAGGGACATCGCTTACAAGTCTCTTTACTCCTTTATCATCGAAGTAAACGTAACACCCGTCATTCCTCATCATGACCGGATACGTCTTTCCGTCTATGACAACACCCGAGAAGTCATCTGGCGGAACGGAGAAACCCATACTCCCAAATATGGAAGCAAGTCTCTTTAAATACTCATTAATAGCTGACATGTTATAATGTTTTAATTATATACCTCAAAGATATATATAATTATCTTTGAACGTAATTAAAAACATAAGATGTATGAGAAGAAGAATGTCCTTTAACAAAAAAGCCAACAACACGATATTGTTATTTCATTTTAACAATGATTTCAAATATATCGGAAAGAACGTAGGCCCTGTTACATGGGGGGGGATCATATGTCTCAGGCAAATTTGATCAAGCCGCTAAATTCGACAGCGCCCCTATAATATTCGACCAATCACAATGGTTCTGGGATATTATATCCGAAGGGAACTATACCATAGAACTATGGTATTATTGTACGAATAAAAGCTCAAAACAAGGTTTTATAACATCTGATATAACAGGAAGCCCTACAGGATTCGCCTTCTATATAGGGTATGATAATATCATATATGGAAATTTCGACAATTATGCAAGCGTAAGATCTTCTGTCTTAGAGATAGGATGGAATCACATAGCATTATCATCCAATAACAAATCATGTGGATTATATATTAATGGTGTAAATAAATTCAACAAGAAAAAAAACATATCAAAACAAGACTACGATATATGTATAGGAGGAAGAACAGGGTCTATCGATAATATGACAGGCGGTATTATAGACGAGATGAGAATATCAAACATACCTAGATACACGACAAACTTCACTCCTCCATCACAACCATTTATTATAGATTAAAAAAGGGAAGAGAAATGAATCTCTTCCCTTTAGGAAATATATGAACGCAAAAAAGGTTCTTTATTTCGGTTCGGTTACGATGGCCGGACCAAGACCAGCAGCAGCACCGATCATGTTGATCATCTCCTGAACACCCTCATGAGCGCCGTAACGTACACGTAAGATCAAGTTGATAGGATCATCAGCGATAACCTTTCCGAATCCCTGAGCGTATCTATGAGGATTGAGCGTAATCTGGAAGTCAACGTACTGAGCCGTTTGCTCTACACGACTATACTCGTTCATGAACGTCCGCCCCATGAAATCCTGATGTTTCGGGAATCCATTGAAATGAGCATATCCTTTCAACTCGTCATCCATCATATTACCGCCAACGTGAGTACGTGGAGCCTTGCTCTCCAGTCTCTCGAAGTGAAGCTGATCCCACCAGATAGGAGAACCCTCATCCAAAGAATCGGGGTAACCGCCACTAGCACCTACGATCTCAACGCTATCCTCTACATAAGTCATTTTATCCATCAAGCACTCTGACGGAGATAATAACATTTCCTTGCCACGGAAACGGATACCACACTTGCAATTAGTGCCAAGTTCCTGAGCCGATTCCAGTTTCTTCCACATACGGTTGCGGTATGATGCCGGAGCCTCGCTGGTGAAGAATCCCTCGAACACCTTGTCACACTCATCGCACAACATATTGGTATATACCTCTGTCTGGAAACTATGCTGGCAAGCCGAAGGAGTACCGTAATCCGTGATCTCCAGTTCCGGGAACGCCTGCTTGATTTCCTCTAAAGCGCTTTCGCCACACTCGTTGTCCGGGATCGTGATATAATACTTCTCCTTAGATACCTTGCAAGAACCACAGGCTGACCATGAAGCGGTACGAACCGTAGGATTCTCACACATATCGGATGTCTTAGCCACATAGTAGATAATAGCCGTAGGATTGGCCTCCACGAAAGTAGAGATCTCCTCATCCGTCAATTTCTTGGAAGTAGCGGCAATATAAAGACCAGTGCCCTTGATCTGGCTCATCTTACTAACCGTATCGGAAACCACGTTAGGAAGAGACTCGATAGTAGAAGACATGTCAACGCCATCATCCTCCAACGAAACGGAATACAGGTATCCGCCCTTAACCTCAGTATAGCTAGGCGGGCATTCCTCGCATCCTTTCATGATAGAGATCAGACGTTGAGTATAATCATCAGGCTTAGCCCCTTTCTTCATCACCTTATAACGTGACATGCTGCCGTTGATGCTCTCACGAACGATCTTCAACCCCGGATATTGGGCGCGAACCTCAGCCAATGCCAGGTCATCACCAGTATCGCAAACCTCCATACAATAGAAGTTAACGTCATCCGTCTCAGGCTCCGTGGCCTCGTTAGTACATCTTGTAACCGGAGTGATATCAATATAATCAGATACCTTACCACCACCAGCGATAGGTTGGTTCTTCATCCTCTCGATACATTTCAGCACGGCGGGCAACAAATCAACCTCCTCGCAAGGATCACACTCCTCGCATTGATTTGGCGTATTATCACAATCATCCAAAAGAATGGCGTCATTGATCTCAACACGACCCTCCTCATAGCCAAGAAGCTCAAATGCACGACCAGCGAGAACCAAGCGGATAGCGATACGGTCTCCTTTGGAAACTGAGAATGCCGTGTCATCAGAAACACCATTGTATCCTAAGATAACATCATCGACATAAGCATGATCTTTCTTCGGCCAAGAAGCGTAGATCTCCGTGATCTCGTTCAAGGAGAATAACGGCGTGGAAAAATCCTTGTCATAGATAGAGCGGGAAGCCGCTTGTTCATTACGACCGATACGGATCTCATAACGCTTGTCGTTACGAGGCTTACCGGTAAAATCAATCACGGCCTTACAACCGTTCTCGGAAGTATCTTTAGTATCGTAAATACCGATCTGTCCTTCCTTCAAGAAGATGGAATCAACATCCACCATCTTAGCGTGTGGGGATACGAAAAGTACCCGGTCTTGCGGTCTGTGCAACATATTATCAATATTTTAGTTTAAAAATCATTTACCTAACGCAAACATAATAATAAAGACGATCACGACAATAAAGTACAGCCATGAGTATATAAATATTAATACGGATTACATTTTTTGTAAAGCTACTCTATTAAAACAAATCCATATTCATTTATAATATTATCAACATCATTAGATGACAATGAAAACCACTCTCCTGAAATCCTCTTGCCGGAAAACTTATCATGCAAACATTTCTCTATATCACCTTTTACACAAGCTATGATACTTAATCTTGGATTAGCACATCTTAACCCCCGCTCTCTCTTCTTAACATTGAACGTCTTACCTATTTTAATATCCTTACTTAAACCGTCAATAGCCAAATAGGTGAATATAATACGATCATTATAATCATCTACATCGTTTACCAATACATCAATTATATCATCGGCAGATTCGAATATACCCATTTTTATAAACTTGCATATATCCTTTTGAATACAAACAATCCTCTCCGATTCCTGCTTGGTGTATAAAAACTTGTCACATTCACCGGTAACAGTCTTATTTATAGCAAAAATTATTCTCTCAATATCATCGGAGCTAAAAAATGAAGACAGATACCTATACATATCGCTATACTCGTTTCCTCCCCTTATATATATAATAGCATCATTGCTTATATCCGAGCTTCCAAACATTTTTATGCATTCATTATATATAGATGGGTGTAATTCCATAGCGACCATCATCCATATCTCTTTAGTACACATAACCAACCTATTAGATCCTCTACCAGTAGATTTATATACTCCAAGCGATTTTAATGTCTTGACAAGAGATGTGTTGTTTACGTCGTTAATAAAACTTGATAAAGATATACCTCTTATATACTTGTCTTTTATAACATAATATATACGCTCAGAACTATTCCTATTGGATAAAATTCCCTCTATCCTCTTATCACTCCATCCTTCTACGATCCTCTTTCTTAAATAAGCCTCTTGTAAGTCAGTCAAAGACATAAATGATGTTTCTTCATCACATCTAATAGGTACACCGAATAAAATTTTACTACTTGAAATCATATCATAATATTTTACACAATTAAATATTATGCAAATATAGAAATAAAAAACAAAAACACACATACCATGAAATAAAAAAAAGACCCACCTATTTCTAGGCAGGTCTTTCTATCAAACTAATGTTGTTTATTTAAAAGAAGCCACATTATCCTTATCCATTCTATATCTATACAATTCATAAATTTACTCGCAAGGAAACCCATAAATCTTTAGTTTATGGGATGAATTGCGCCTTGCATTCGCTTTTCAATTATTATTGTTTTTCTTATATCTATCAATCGCATCTGCTTACAACTAATAGAGCCTTTGTTTACTTTTGTACCGTCAAGTTTCCTAATATCAAAGAAACCACTCTCTCTTCTTCCAAATATGTAATACAAATCCTTTTGGTATTCAACTAAGTCAAATAACCTATACCCTTTTACCAAGTATGGTGCTTGATTGAGTTTCTTCCTTCCACCTTTCAAGAAATTAACCTTGTGTATTTGTCTGTTTTGACAACGTACTTTCTTTTGATAGAAATAATATTCAAGATGTTTAGCAGTAGGATTACCACTTATACACCTTGCATCAACATAGTGGTTTTTGGGTAGTCCATTAGTGATACGAGTGTGCTTTGTGATATACCCAAAAGTCATACTTACATTAGGATAGATATTCTTCAACTTCTTGTAGAAGCTCCATCGCATTGTAGACATAAATGCAGAATCCCTGAATGATGTGCCACGCTTAACTTCGAGTTCTATTTCACCTTTATGGTATGCTTTATGACAAGATTCGCAAAGTGTTATGAGGTTTTGACTTGAATTTCCACCAACCTTTCTCGACTCAATATGATGCACATTCAAGATAGGGTCTTTACTCTTACCTTTGCAATGTTGACACTGATGACCATCACGATGAAGCACATACTCACGCACATTAAAGAAGTTGAGTTGTTCTCCTTGTTGATATTCTTTACCTGATATACTTGGATTCTTAATCTTTTGTATATCAAAAGCAGCAGTTTCTACTATAATATTAGTTATTGGCAGAAACTTATGTATCTTCTCTACAACAGTTAAGTGAGTCTGGATTTTGTTTTCAATAGATGGTGCTAACCAACCTTTTCTTTTAGATGAAACCCTATTATTGAAACGAGCCCTACGATAACGCAATCTGTTTCTACGAGTTCTTCTTTGTTCTCTACGAGTAGATAGTTTCTCTACAATATCATTTCTAAGTTCTACATCTGCTGCATACAATTCCTTCTCACTTGTCGTTGCCGATATGCCGATATGCTTGCTACCAGCATCTATACCCAAACTTATGGGCTGAATGAAGTTAGTTGTGTCATAATCCAATTGAATTGTGAATGGAATACGGTACATAACATGGGCAAGACCATTCTTTAATAGCCTTCTCACTTTACCAAACCTTTCAGTTGGCATAAGTGCCTGTCCTTGTTTGTTAATTACGTAAACCATTCTTTTTTTAAAAATTTTACTATAAGTCGGATTTCTCCGTTAAATGCTCATCGTCAATGTTATGGAGAGGTTTTCGTTAGCAACACTATCCCTACCTCACGGAATTGTTTAATCACTAACCTTAGAGCAGGGGGCTTGAGCAAACACCCACTTGGTAACTATATATTCTCTCCTAACGTAGCACCCGAAGTGCTTAGACTAATCAACTTGGGCTTTTTCAAGCCCACAGGTCTTTAGCCTGTGGGTAGTTGACTCTCATTAAGGTTGAATTGCTTAGCGACCATATCCAGAATCTCCTCCACAAGATAATCGGGCAGCTCCGGGTCGATGTCCGTGGATTGGATACCGGCGGCGTTGATATACCCCGATAGGTCTACCCTGACAGGACGGCGGTAGTACGTCATCTTAACCTCCTCGGTACGGAAGCCTGACTCGTAGACCACGACCTTCCCGTTCCCTATGGAATAGAATGTCTCCCGATAGTCGTAAGAAGGGCGGTTATTCTCGTCTCCAAGAAGCTCATGGATATTCTCGTTCTTAGCCTCCCACATAACGAAATCAGCGGCCTCACATCCTTTGTACGAGAAAACGCCTTTTATGTTAGAAAACCATAGATAGTCGTCAGGTAAGTTAAAGGACGTAGACTCAGGGTCATCCATCCTACCCGCATTATCCAACGACATCCAATAAACAAGAAGGTTTTGGATGGAGCGTATAGTCTCGTCATCCTTCCTATTTAGATAGTACTTAACTAACCGGTCTTGGGCCTCGTTGAACAACAGCACGAACCTTCCCGGATCCAGCTTAATCCCGCCATTGGCCAGATTCTGCTCGTTCTTCTGCAAAGACCTTAAATATGCTTCTTGGATTGTCATCGTTATTCCTCCTTAACCTTATCACCTTCCTCTACGTCATCCTTCTTCTTAATATCCTTAACCTTCTTGGTCTTGGACTTATCATCGATATTAGACATAGATATGATCTCCTCATACTCATCCAATACATTAGCCTTTATGTTAATAAAGTCTTTCTTGGTAGCCAAGAACTCAGCGGATGTCCGAACGTCAGGCCCTATGATCTGGCCATTATATTGTAATCCGGATGGAGTCATATTGATACGACCATTTCGTTGAAGGACATTTACGATACGGTAAAACTCAAGAACTTCCTTGAAATCACCTTCCAATGACCGATCCCAGATATCAAGCAGATAATCAACATTGGTCTTCTTCTCATTCATCCAGTTTGATAGAGATCCTGTATAATACTCATCCTCCGTGAAATCCGGGCGAGTTACGATACCGATGTAAAGAAGAAGATCGATGACAGCCTGACGATCGTCGCCGCCTTTCTTGAGGGCGCTGATAAACTTATAGCTGATGTTCATCTTATTGATCTCACGCTGCTGAACGAAATCCTTCATATTGTCTTTCTCCACGAAACAGAACATGGAGTTCATGAAAATAGGGTCACCATCCATTTCCTGAGGAGTCAACATGCCGGAAAATACAGCCAAATATAAATAAAATAGATCTACGGTATTAGCCGTATTATAAACCTTACCCATGAAGATCTTATCCTTAGCGTCATCCCAAAATTCTAAATTGGTTTGAGATAGATCCATCTGCGACATTTCCTCGAAAGGCTTCATGATATTATCCACTCTCTGCTTAACAAGCTTATCGATCTCATTCTTGTCAAGTCCGTTATAACATCTTGATCTTGGATAAAAACCGGTGTTATAGGCCTTGGAGAAATCATCCCAAGGGCAACATACGTGAGTGGCGTTCTCCGGGAACGGAGCTTTAGCTATATTAGCGTCTTGAAAGGCCTGAGGAGCACTTCCATCGTGTTTGCCTACAACCTCATATAAGGTATCTGACATGATATTGAAACCGTTTACCTCGGCCAATACCTTCCTTGATTTTAAAATTTCTTTCATTTCCTTTTTTGCGTTACGTTAAAAAAAGAGGAGAGGACACCCTCCCCTCTAAAAACCAAATTACATATATGAAAAAACTTAGCCGAAGTAGTTCGGTTGAAGCTCGATAATCAAGAACTTACTATTATCCATAACCCATGCTGCGGAAGCAGAATGACACCAGAATTGCTCTTTCATGCCCGGCAAGGATGATACGATCTCATTACCGTTAGCTTTATGCGCCCAACGACCGTACTCATAACCCCACCACATGCTTACGCCTTCTGGTTTGATATAGAATACGTTGTTGTTCATATTACCTAATTTGGCGTTAGCCGTATTAGGAATAGCGGAATACGCGTTAGTCGATCCAGCGTCAGTGATATTCTCGATAATACAAGAATAAGAGGATCTAGGATACATGCCATTCACTAACTCGCTACGATCCGTCATATCAGCGTAATCCAAAGAAGGATCATGTTCGAACTCGACGTTACCGATACCCGGGATAAAAGCTCCCTTAACCTGAACCGGACCTAAGATCATGGCGTCGTTAGTACCGGAAATAGGATTAGAAGGCAACATCCTATCGCTTCCCATACCCCAGCTTAAGTTCTGCAAGGTAGTGAAGAACGATTCCCTGATCAACTTCTCTAAGTTAATCATAGCCATAGCTCCTACCTTGAACTTAATCTTACGTTCCGTAATAGGAAGATCCTGACGTCCACGGAAAATATAAGCTGCGGCAGCCATAAGCGTATCCTTAGTAATACCCATCGGGCGGCTATAGTAGATAGTGTAACCACGGCGAAGCTGACGATAGATACCTTCATTCAAATGGATAGGACCATTTTGATCCATGATAATACCACCTTCTTGCCACATCAACTGTCTAGCTTCCAGCTTAACCAACTCAGCCATACAGAACACCTCCAACGTAGAGGCTACTTTAGCTGTACGCAAATCAAGTCTACCATTAACAGTCTTACCGATAATAGCCAGATCAGGAATATTACCCTCATACTCACTTCTCATGGCATTCATACGACGAAGAGCGGTCTCCACAAACTCTGAAGTGCTGTTCTGGGCGGCCTGCATGGACTTCATACCAGCATACATAGTTGTCTCTCCTTCAACACCACGGTGGTTTCCTAAACGGAACTCACAGGTCATGGAACCGGCCTTGTCAGCTCCAGATACCTTAGAGAACTGAGTGCTGTACTCACCAAGAGCATGACCGATCTTCCAGTAGCGGACACCCGGACGTAATTTCTCTTTAGGGAAGTATTTAGCCTTACCACCGATAACACGACACCAATAACGTGTCAAGTCACCTTCTGTCTTAGACGGGATTTCACCTGAGATAAGGATATTACAGCCGTTAGCGGCGTCATAGGTGATGACATCATAAGCCGTAAACTCAGAGGTATTCAAAACGATATCAAACAAACTACCGTCAATACCCGGTTTTAGATGATGACCTGAAGTATCCTCAGCCGTAACGACAGCGAATGTCTTTGTAACAGGTAAATCATAACGGAAAGAAGCTCCAATACCGTTAACGGAGATCGTAGCGCCGTTATTAATCATACCCATATACATCGGAACGGGGTAATTAGCGATATTAGAGAACAGATTCAACAGACCCAAATGATTCTTATCAGGATCCTCATAATACCAGCTCGCCAATGAGCCTAAGTTATGCTCTACGAGCGAAGTCTTATAGTTCTTGGCATCGGTGAAGGCAATAACGTTATCACCATTCACGGTAGCCGGAAAACTTTTTGTCAAAAATGGATTCATTTCTATTTATTTTTAATGTTATACACTCTTTGATCCACTCAGATCAAGGAAGTTAGCCTCTATAGTATCATTATCGATATTATTTTTATTCTGCTTTCCTCCCTTATTGCCAGAAAGAAGAGTGATGGTCTTCTTATTGACCTCCATCTTAACCTTGTTAGTTTTCTGTTTAAGGAACTCGTCCTTATTCATCAAGAACAAGGCCAGATCAGCGGCCATGTCCGGATTCTTGATAGCCTCCGAATAAGCTTTATCTATAGCCGTATGACCTTGATTGTCTATCGGCTTGGTAACGAAATCGACAGCCTTACCTATCATCGTGTCAGTCAACTGGAATCCTGAGCTTATAGACGTCTTAAGACCTTTCTTATAGATCTTCATCTGCTCAATCAACTCCTGTTTCCTTTTCTCGGATTTTTTCTTCTCCTCCTCGATAAGGTTATCCATCTCCTTTTTCAGGATATCATGGAACTTATTGGCCTTAGACTCGATAAACTCATCGCCTTTACCAATCATCATTTCCATATTATCCTTTATCTCATCTTCCGGCATACCCAACATCTTATAATAATGCTGGATAACCGCAAGCTGATCATTTTTATTACTCATATCAAGGTTATCCAACGGAGCCTGAATACTCTGATATTGGCTTAATAGTTGGCCAACGTTACCACCGGCCTTATCCACCTCTATCATCTTCTTCATGAAATCAGACATCGAGCCGGTATCAACCTTGTCTTTCAACAACTCATCAGCCTTGTCCTTGATCAATCCCTCCACTATATCGAGTAAATCATCCTCTTTCGTGATAGTAGAAAGATCGACCGGTTTATCATCTACCATAATATCTAGGTTCTCGATACTGTCTATGATACCTCTGGCGGCCATCTTCTCCAAGAAAGATTTCCCGTTAAACCCTGATACCACGTTATTATTATCAGCACCGCCTTCGCCAAGAGAATCCGGGTCTGGGTTGGTAGAATCGCCGCCCTTATCCCCGCCACCGTCAGCCGCTCCGCCGTCGGCAGGCTCTTCCTTGGAATCACCTATAGGATTACCATCCTTATCATATTTACCCTCGATATTATTCTTATCGCCATCACCGTCACCACGGTAAAAAAGTTCCTCGACACTCATGGTCTTAAAACCCTTAGCGAAATCACCCATGTCATTCATACAATTTCCTTTTTTGCTTTTTACAAAATTATCATTAATCTAATTACCAATTAAATCAAACCCATTATAGTATATGACAGAATTTTACGCCAAAATGATTACAGATTTTGTAAAAATATTTACAAAACTTGTAATCAATTCTTGTTTATTATTGACGTAAACCTATCTGTATCAGAACGTTTGTTTCTAGCGTCTATCTCCTTTTCTTTTAATTCCAACTTCTTTTTCTCTATATCCTCACGAGATCTTCGCTCAGCCTCGGCGTTAGCCTGTCTGGTTCTCATATCCTCCTCCCGGATGTCCAGATCCCGTTCCTTCAAGGCCCTATCAGCCATAGCCTCAACGTAATCCATACCTTCTGAGTTGTTCTCAGTCCTAGCGGCTTGACCGGCGGCCATTATGCTCTTACCCCGTAAATCGAAATTACCCTTGATGTAAGCAAGCTCCTTATCCTTCTCATGCTCATCGTTACGTGCCTGTTGTTCGGCCTCGGCTTGCTGCTGGACAAGTCGCTGTTTATTCTGGTATTCCTCTTGCCTTACACGATCGGCGTAAGATCTGGCATCCCTTCCGATCTGATTCATCTCAGCCGTTGAGTTGGCGCTCATCATCCTAGTGATATCAAGCAAGTCATTACCTAACGTATTTGTCTGTAATATATATTGTTTCAAATTCTCCAATTCCAGACGTTTCTTGGAATTAGATACAGCCATAACATTAAGATGACGTAACGACAAGCTGTTATCCGTAAGACTGATGTAAGCCAAGGAAAGATCGCTGTTCCTGTACATCACGGTCCAATCGTATCCTTCCTTCTGACATACTTGAGCCACGGCTAGATGAATATCCAATGTCCGCTTCTTGAAGTCATCGAAATCATTAAAGTAAGTCTGGGTCTGTAGCATAGTAGCGTTAACTCCCTGTTTTACGCCCGTAGAACTCTCGTATCTAGTTGACTGACCCATCGCTTGCTCGGATATACCTATCATCCTATAAGCCATCATATAGGCGTAAGACGCCATTTCCATACGGGATCTTATCTGATCCGTATTAGTAAGATCATATACACCGAACTGATTATATATGCTGCTCATCTGCGGATTCTGGTAAGGATTGTTTGTGTCATTACCACCTACACCCATAAACGAGACAGACTTAACGATCTGCATGAAAGTAGCCAAAGCTCCCTTCTTGTCCATCATATCCTTATATTCCGTAGGCAGGAATCCTAAGTCGCCTAAGAAGAACTTACCGATCTCCTTCTCGGCGTTATTGTATAGCTGGTTCATAGCAAGGTTATACATCATCTGGAACGGCTGTATGCGATCAGCGAGACTAGCCCCTATAAATCCAGAAACCGGAATGACATAATCATACAGACTGCTATCACCATGTATCTGATGAGGTATTGGATCCCCACCAATATATATAGGCTTATCCATTAAATTACCTCCGGTGATCTTAACGCCAAACCTAACCTCAGGGACATACTCCAAGATGTAGGTGTTCACCTCAGGATCACTGACGGCTTCGGCCATAACCCTCTTCACTTTCTTGATACCGTTCTTCTCCAAGAACTCCGGGAGAAGCTCATCTGTCACAAGCTCCTGATCCACCATCCCAGTCTCCGTCATGTAAGTTATTAAGAATACCGGTTTCATGGATACCCAATATCCCTCCATGACTCTAAAAAGGCGGGAATCTATCTCATATCTCTTGCCATCGGCCATACCGGAGTTGAAATATCCAAAGGGATGGAAGCGGGGCAAGAAGCGGGGCTGGGTGTGTTCCTCTCCGTCCGGCCCGAAGGTATGGTACTCTCCCATAGGAACACCATAGTAATCCTCAGCCGAAACGATAGATTCATAATCATGATACCCTTTCCATGGAATAACCTCATTCTCATACATACCGGTAATAGAAGGCTTCTTTTTCTTCTGATCATACCTAGTACCGTCATTAGATACCCATCCCTCATAATCATCGTCACCTCCCATAATACGACGCTTGTCCTTGGCTGTCATCTTATGGCCGTATCTTGATATCAACTCAACACCCTCGTAATAATGAATACGACCCACATAAGATCCGTATTGCGGGTATTTCACGTCAGGATGGAATACCTCCATCGGACTCCATACCTCCGGACGGTAGTAATCGAAACCAACGAAATGATTCCGGAACATCTTTCCGCTAAGAAGACGATCCCGGAAATTCTCCCTGTCAAGCTCATCCATATAAAACCGGCTACGGTCAGCCTCGATCGTATGATCCCCCCATACCGCAGCCTGCGTCTTCCATCTTGTACTCATGAACCTCTGGATATCATCAGGGGTCATAGACGCTTTGGCCTGTTGGATTTGCTGAACATAAGCCTGACGCTCCTCCTCTGAATTAAACTCATTGTACGTAGGATCAAGACCGGCCTCCACAAGACGCTGATTAACGATAATATCCCACTGTTCTTGTATATGACGATGAAGTAAGTTTGACATCGTATCCTCATACTCACTTATAGCCATATCCCCTACCTCATTAACCGTATACTTATCCTGTAGGTTTGTCAGCCATCCCTCAAAGGCGTTTACGATACCACCTATTATATCATAATGCTTCAAGAAAGAAGGTATCCTTATATCGCTCCTTAGCTTCTGTACGTTCCTTAACTGAGGGATAACATCCGCCATCTCCATAAAAGATAACTTACCATCCGCCATCAGATAATAGTCACGGTACATCTGGTTGCGATCATACTGTTTCAACCCTATCGTCTCAAGAGCGTCCATACAATCCTCCTTCCATTTCCTGTTCTTTTTCTTCGTGGAAATAGCCTGAGGAGGTAATCCTAATAACGCTCCTTTTGCTGGAAACGAATGATCTCTATTAAACACTTCCATGATTATTCAATTTTATTTACAACAAAGATAGGCGTTTAATTGACATTCATTTACCTAAAAGCTCCTATAGATACCGATCCAAAGGCAGAGGCATATACCTCATGGTGTTTATAAGCGTCTTCCTTGCGGGCATTATTCATCTCCTCGATCTTCGATTTAGGCATGTAATTGTTATCGTCAAAATATCTGGCGAGAACCAACGCATGCCCGAACGCTATTATCCTATCGACGTTCAATCCGGGCTTATACTGTATTATCTCATCCAAAAGAGCTATATCATCAATCAACTCAATACCTTTAACCGTTATATCAAGACCAGTACTATCATCATATCCGATAACGAAATCCTGCCAGCAATAATCCACCACGCATGAGAAGAGTAGGTTCTGGTTCCCGGGGGTAGGGTATAGACCAAGCTTGCTGTTCTGCCGGGAGCCGGCCTTCACATACTTATTGGCTATAGCCTCACCAGCGAATAAGAAGAAAGATGCCGGCATACCGCTCTTCCGATTAAGATACTGCTCATACATCTGGTCAGCGTTCTCCATAAGACATATAGCACCATATCCCTTCTGAAGCACCTCGCACGTACGGCAGAATTGGTCTATAGATGATGGGCGGGATACGTATGAAGCCACTATTCTATAAGCATAAGGGTCTCGGATACCAACACGTCTCTTGAATACATAAAAAGCACCTAATGAGGGCGTATCTGACTTAGCCTGTTTGTAGGGGTCGCAATTATGAACAGATATATTCCTTAATAGATAATTATTCGTATCACATTCAAAATTATACACAGGCCCAGTATACTTTTCTTTAGTTATGGATGAGATCCTAACATATATATACTTATTGTCATTACTAATAAATATACCTGTAGAAGGACTTTTCCTTGTACTAGTATCCACGCATACTTTAGATAATTTGGATATATAGTCAGGAGTTACGTTCTCGACTAACTTCATGAAATACACAGTATAATTATGACCTATCCTTAAATGATAACATGGTCTTTGAGATTTAATCTTATTACCATCTATATACTCAGTCCTAATGTCTTTCATTATAGATATACCTCCAACTATACCAATAGATAACAATATATCCTGTATACCTTCAAGAAGATCAATGCTAACGCTTACGAAATCTAGACCTGAATAATTACGAAAATCATTATGAACAGACCCATCCGTATCCAGATATCCATGGACTAAACTAACCTTCATGTTAAACGGAAGGTATTTAGCAAATTCAGGAATATATTTACCATAACAATATTTACCAAAATTATTAACAAGCCACTCACTTAAATAAACATGTTTAAAACCTAACTCCCAATTACCCTTTCTATCTCTCTCAGAGGGTTTAACTCCAAAAAGATTATCTACGACTCTATAATACCTATCTCTCTCTTCTGGATAATCAAAGCATATAGCCATTCCTACACGACGTTGCTTATCAATCCATCCATTCCCTAGCCACATCCCGACAAACCACCAAAAGTCATTAGAAAGCATATAATCCCTAAATCCCGGAATATCCATCCTTTCTTCGGCATACATATTAGGAATCCTTGTCCACTGTCCCTCTTTTATATCCTTGACAGGTATGTAATCAAATTTGAATAAATCTTCCCTAACCCTTCTACCTACGGTCTTATGATCAGAGACGAAAATAGGATGCTCCGACGTAAATCTGTTTATTCTGACACCATTATACATCTTTATCGAATAAAGATCCTCTTCGACCATATTTCTGATAAGTCTCTTGCGTATCCTAACATTATCCCCTTCGTTATTAACCAAGAAATCATCATAGTCAACATTCTCTACATTCTTATACCCATCAGAAGTCAATACCCTTTCTCCTGGAGGCATACATCCAGCAACATAAATAAAATCATCAAACCTATTGGATTGAGGCATCTCGAATATCTGGACAGGAGCGTCAATAACACCGCCGCTAAACGGGAATCCAGCCAGTTGCTTATTCGATTTAGTAGTCCCCAGTTTATTACCTGACTCAAGAAAGACATCACACAGCATACCGCTATATTGCCCCGACTCAAGGAGATCATTCTTATGCTTGATAGCGTACTCGACCGGGAATAGGTTCTGGGATGAGCTTAAAAAACAGTCATCAATCGTAAATGGATAGAACATGGTATGAGAAGTGTACGCAACCCTATCTTTTGTAGATAGTTTCTTCCGTTCCTCATTAAGTTTATTGGTACTAGCCTCGAAATCAGTAGCGTCGATCTTGATCTTATTAAGCTTCTTGTCATCAGGCTTACCAAGATAATCGCCCAATCCTATAGTTCTCTTAACACCGGAGTTAGCCATCTGACCGGGGACAAACATCGCCCATTTCCTTTCTTTCCATGTTTTCCCTTTCATGGCTCTCCGATTTAAAATATCCCAGTCCATGACCAGGAGATTGTATGTATCAGGATCAGAGAACATCTCCTGAGCGTCCTTGGATAGTTCCACCTCACCACCGGTACCAGCCAAGATAGGACTGAGACGCCAGCCATAAGGAGTGTCGTAGGACGGCATGGCGGCCGTGTACGGTTTCTTGATAGGTCCCTTACCTACCTCGTCGAAAATAGCCGTGGCTGGGGTCAGACCGGCAGTCTTCTGCGTGGATGTCTTCCTACCCATGTTGATATTGGCTATGGATATTATGGCATGAACATCACGAACCCCGTTGGACATACGCTTGCCTAAGGTGACACCAGAACTCCAATCGGTCTTGGTCCTGTTAATTCTGAAAAAAGGATGCACATGATCAAGCCCATACTCACAATACTCACCTATATTAGATAAATCGCTATCGCTGAAACCTACCACGGAATGACTAAGCCCGATCGTCATGGTAGCGTTCATCTGAAGAAGGGATGACATGATAGTCGTATTATGGGATACGACAAAATTAGTGGTAAGGAACTGATGGGACTTGTTATCGACCTCAATACAAGTAGCTTTATACTTCCCGTAATAATCTATATCGGATATCCTAAGCCTGTTATGGGTCTTAGATATATACATATCATCACCATCCATGACGCAATAATATCCCATAGACCAGAATATTCTTCTTACGAAGGATATAATATACTCACTTTTGTAAACGACCTTAAAACGATCGTCACCAGTACTTATGCCGCAAGCTATCTTCATGAATGAGCTTATAAACAACTCTTTCTGTTTTTTGGATGAATAAATAATATCATCCATCTCCTTATTGCTTAACTCGAAGATCCTGTCGGTAGATCCACAAAGGAAAGAGGCGGTCAGAGACCCAAGGAGCTGGGGCGACATCAGCCACCGCCGCTCGGGGAAATCCACGGCCTCCCCTATGTCTATGGTCATCTTATGGAAGTCAGAGTGGATGATACCCATGGTGCTCATGACTTTATAATCACCATGATATTTAACCTTCCACTGATGTTGACCGCAACATACTATACTGCGCCCGTCCTCAAACGTAACCTTATACATATCAACGAACCCTTGAGGATATACGCCTACTACAGTCGTAAGCTTACCATCATCGCCATATATGATATCACCGATATCAGCGAACCCTATCTTCTTAGGTCCATAAGGAGTATATATCAGCTCCGAGTCCAGAAGGGCCTTTCCAAAACGACGGGTACCGAACATCCCCAGCCCTTTCTTCTCCTGACGGGCACGTTGGTACATCTCAGCGAAAAACCATTCATTATCACGTAACCGGCTGATAGCAGGAACACGCTCCCCATTTGGAAGATCTTGAAATACGGGAAAGAAATTAACATGCCAATAAAGCCATGGCGGGATGAACGTACCGTTGATAGTCACCCCGTTCTTGACCTTATAAGCCTCCTCCGTGAAGAACTGCTTAACATCATCATCTTGATCCTCCCAGCCGAACAAATCGTTCCACACTGGAGGATTCTTCATGTTTACATAAAATTCTGGACTCGTGCTTAAACTCATGATCGCATATTTTTTAATACGGATTCTATACCACCGGAAACCTGTCCCTTACGTTCCTTCTTCTGGACATCATTTATAGACCTATATACATCCATGATCCCGCTTTTTTCCATATACGACTCATTCCATGTATTGATCTTATCTATTAACTTAGATATAAAATCAAAAGCCTTAGCCATATCCTCCGGTTTCTCCTTATCCCAAGGATGCTTATCAATATAACCCTTAGCGTCATTTATAGCCTTAGCTATGACTTCAAGATTATCATTGACCCGATCGACATCCTTACTCGTCGGCTTTCGTCTTCCCTGTGGCATTAGCTTTCATGTCTTTGAACTCATTATACTGTTTCATAAGAAGCTCATAAGATTGAACAACCCCTATCTTACTTACTTCCGTCACGCTCATGTCATGGAACATATCCTCAAGCTCCTTGTCAGCATATCTAAGACGTTCCTTGTCATCATAAAACACGAATCCAGATGTCCTGTCTTCTATAATACCCTTGGCGGTGGACGCATATGTCGTATCTAAATCCAGATCCATACCGAAGCTGGTAGCCAACTGGATTATGAACATCAACCTAGAATTGACTTTTACAGCCTCTATATTCAACATCTGTATCTTATGGGTCATCTCATGAAGAACGACAAAATCCTCCTCCTTTATCAACGATGATGATTTAAGGGCTATCTTCTTGGTTCTATCCTCAATATCGCTATACAGACGCTTGCTCTCACGCTTTATGGCTATCCAATGCCTTATATGAGTATCCGCCTCTTCTTTAAGATAATCCCTGATCTCTTTTTTGATATCCTTATCCTCTTCCATTATAATCACGCATTATAATCATTATTGTTTAATTCGATCTCATCACTAATACTTTGGTCTATAGACCTCAATAGATCTCTGGTACTAACATCCCGCAAGAAGCGGACATTACCACCATTAGCCCTAGCTATCCTCCTTAAAGCGGAGTAAAGTATATCACCCAACGAATATTCAGGCAACTCACGGCATCCGACTTCCATGACAATAAGGGCATGGATACGATCATCTATCTTACTTCTTACGGGACTTCGCATAGTATTTACTTATAAGCTTCCCCTATAATACGTAGAGGGAAATGTTTGAAATTACGTTCAGGATCATCCTTCGTATAACCCATGATAGATAGATGTTTCTCAAAATGACCTTCCGTATATTTTGAGGTATCCAACGTCATCCTAAATATAGTTCTATTCTCATTGTCAGGATGTTTGTTATATGACACGTCTCCCATACATCCACATCCAAGATGATGCTCCTTGACATGGAAACCATCTTTATGGGTGATAAATAACACGATTTCTATCTTATCACCTATTTTCTGATCAAAAATATTTAGATAAAACTCGCTCTCGTCATCCGTAAGTCCTATATCAAAGGAATCGTTAGGGCACTCGATATTAAAATCGTTATGATCGGCGGTTATCACCTCCATAGCATTCCATTTAGCTTTCTCTCCTTCCACGAACTTCAACGGGCATACCTCGGTCTTCATCCAAGCCTTCTCCTTGATAAAACATCCACACAACGAACATGCTGATCTACCAATCAATCTCTGAAGAAATACCTTCGCTGGTAACTTAAATAACTTGAATAAACTGGTATTAGATGAGTTGTTAGGACATGACTTACATGCCTCAAGACGTTTACTATACCATTCAGGGTAATCTTTCTTATTCTTAGGAATCCTGCCCAATAAACTATCTTCCCAAGCTTGGGCTATTACTTGGGCTTTACCAATTGTTTGCACGATAATTATTTTGGTAATTATATACAAGTTTACACTCGTATAATTAGTTAATAAATTTCTTAACCGGGTTATACCCAAACCCTGTATGGAGTGGCATTACTGCATCCCCCTTTACTTTTCTCATGATATTATAACTTCCGTTGATATCAGCATTAATAAGAATACCATCTCTTGTCATAAAAAGACCTCTTCTTACCCTTCTACCAACATAAGTATCATGATGACATACTGGTTCTAAATCGAAAGAGCTGCATTTTGACGTGTGAGATTCGTTTACTTCAACAAATCTTAGTCCTTGTCTTTCCGATTTATATCTTAACATTGATATAAACATTTCAAATGGAATCGAAACAAAATTCTGATTGTTTCTTTTACCAAGGTTTACATTTTGCTTCCATCCATCATTATGACCTACTATCAATGTTGTTATATCTTCCTTCAAGCAAATATTTATTATCTCCTTACTTGCCTTATGAAGATAATCTTTCACCTTATTGTTTCTCCTTCTTGTTAAAGACATCAACCGTCTCGAATTTTTCTTTCCATTTACTTTCTTTAATTTACTTTGTAAATACGAACGTTTTTTATTATAATACTGATTAATAGACTTCAATCTCTTTCCGTCTATCAGTATAGACTTATTACTGACATTATAAACAACAGAAGCAAGGTTATTTACACCTAAATCTATAGACATTATTCTATTGTTATCAATCTTCTGCTTTACACAACAAGATTCGTAAATCAATTCAATAACATAACATCCTTGTCTTGGTACTATCCTAACCTGTTTAACACTACCTTCTTCACATCTTGTTTTCAAAGGAGGTAAACTTTCTTTCTTTGGAAAATAAATATATTCACCTTTGTGTCGTATCTGGGCATAAGAGTAGGTAAAAATATTTCTACCTTTTACCTTGTCTTTATACCTTGGAAACTTAGGACATCCAGTAAATTTCTTATTATCCCTTTTCCATGCTTTGATAGAAGAGAAATAAGATTTTAAATTATTATCTAATCTCATCAATATCTGTTGTGAAGAAGATCCACTTAACGCTCTGAAATCAGGATTGTTTTCAGACACCATTTTTTTGTTAAGATCAGTACATCTAATCCACTTACCAGTACTTAGAAATTCTTGTTTTACAACATAAAGCCCAGCATTGTACAGATTCTTTGACAAGAAACAGATATTATCTAACATCTTATATCTCTTATCGTTTGAAGTGATTATATGTTGTTCTACTAAATACATGCAACAAATATAAATAGAATATTTTAAACATCCTATTTATTTTATGTTTTTGTGTAAAATTATATATAATCACCATTATTTTTTAAACTGTTTTTGTTGAAAATCCTGTAACTGTTCCCATGTCATTCCATACCGACATTGATACATGGCCTCATGGTTATCACGTATAAGAGGATCTCCGTTCTTCAACCCCTCCATATACTCTATCGCCTTAATCTTCTTATCCAGACAATCAAGCTCAATAGGCATCCTTTCATCCGGATAACGATTACCTTCCTTGACAAATATCCGGCGTATCTTATCACGCCTTACACGCATCTCTCGGAGATTGCATATAACGTATCCGATAAACGGGATCCTGATAGATATATTATCGGTATATCTGGAGAGATGATGGATATAAGATACGGATGCTTTCATGCACCACTCTACCTGTTGTTTGGTAAACTTCCCATCAGATCTTCTTACCACCTCATCCACGATATCCCTATCGAATGAAATAAGATTCCTACCCATCAATATCCAATTTGTTTCTCTTGAACACAAACCCCACTACACGGGTATCATCACCCTCCCCGTCAAGAATAAAATAGTTACGTAAGCTTCTCATCTCAATAGACAGCTCACGGGTACGGAAGTTCCCGTTCTTCTTGTCCACCAGAAAACCCCCACGTTTAAGCTCGTTGTTCAGGACAGCGACGTAAGATTCCTTCTGTCCATGACAATCCATGTACTTAGCCCTGGTATCATCCGAGTATCCGTAGTTGATGTAGAAAGAAAGTAAGTTTATCGTCCTTTCGGTGATCAAGCTCCTACCCTTTGAATCCAGATAGCCGTTGTATATCCTTAAGAACTGCTGGATCATATCCAACCTAGTATCGTAAGGTAATGCGAATACGAAAGCTTTCCTTTGCTCAGCCATATAAAATTAGTTTTCAGCAAAACTAGTTAAAAAAAATATCGTTGTCAAGAAATTTTGCCATAATCAACATAATATATGCTGACTAGCATGTATTTACGAGAATCCAAAGGGGAAAAGCTAGTGGGGTAGGACGAACGAAGTCATGTATGTCTACGGCTGGCTACAATAGCTAGGACAGTGAAGTTCACATACGCTACGCGCGTGGACGGCAGAGGACAGCCTTATCCTGCCTCACGGGATGCGACCACTCCTTTTTTCTTTTTGGCTTATTGACCTCATATCCTGCCGTCATCGTCCAAGGATATAGCCCAAGGAATCCAAAGGGAAAATGTTGGTGGAGGATACGCCGGGACACCCAAGGTAAGGCTACCGCCGTCATACCGGACAATGCCGCCAGAGGTTCGCTATTGACATGGACGGAGGTAGAGTTATGTTAGCCTGCCGGAGCGTGAGCGACCGCATACGACCTTACTTTTTTCCCTTTGGATTCCTTCCTCCCCAAGCTATGGGATATAAAGCCAAGGGGAAATGGGAGGCCTTGAGGCATGGGCCTGCCGTAGAAGATACGGACGGCCGGAGCGTGAGCGACCGCACAAGACCTCGCTTTTTCTTCTTTGGCTTTTGCTCCACCCGATCCCCCTACCGGGGTCCCGGCTTCCGGTATAGGATACGGCTTCTACCAGGTTTAGCCTGCGGTATGCTACCTGACGGCACCATACCTTGGCGGTAAAAAGCAATGTTTTATTAAATAGAGACTTTAAGTGGAGTACACAGGAGCTCGACGTCAGGAGAGGTTCTGTGTACGGATAGAGATATTAGAAAGTAGTATATGTTTATAGAGTTAATTATATTTAATAAATATACCTATTAACGCGCGCGTAACAAGTGTTGTGTCAAAAATGATCTTCCACAAACACAGGAGTTTACCCCCCCAATTTTATTACGACAATTTCGTATAAACAACAAATGGGCGACCTTCCCAGGCTACCCATCCATCCGAATAACTTGTTTCGTATTGATGAAACTTGTATATTCGCAGCAAATAAAATATCCTATGGGAACAAAGATAGTACTTTTACATAAAATGAAATCAAATTTCGATAAGATTATTACCGAAAGATATACTCCACGTAATATTCAGGTCAAAAAAGATGAGCTAGGATGCGTAAAACTTCCAGCTGGATCACTTATATGCCCAGTCGATTTCAAGCCTGTTACCAATAAGGAAGGCAAAAAAGTGACAGCTATAAAATATTCATTGAAACATGATGAGTATCATGGATCAGGTATTCAGATCAGTGATGAATGTAAGATGGCAATGATATATCTTATTATCATAAACGTATTCAAACATGTGTTTCTAAGAAATAGGATGCATGGCGGGAATAGAGATCAGATAGAGATCAATACCAATGATTTTATTGATATCCTATCAGATGGATGCGCTTATTTCTGCTACCGCCATGTGTTAAGGGATTCTCATGAGGATATGAACTACCAGCTTATAAGCTTAAAGGCTTGGGCTGAAGGAGAGATTATGATAGCTTTATCGGATATCATAAAATACAAGCATAAGGCTAGTAAGACCCCAAGGATAAAGGATATGTTTGTAAAGAAAGGAGAATCTGTATATACCTGCCTTGATAAAAATCTTGATTCGAATACCAGAAGATGGATGGCTAACAAAAGTCGTAAATTAAATAGAGTCAAGATGTTATCAAAAATAATATTCTCAGCTAGAAACAGAAATATAAATAAGATATATAAGGTAACTAAAAAAAGAACTGTCAAATTCAATGTGTCATATCTTATGGATAGATTGAATATAAAGTTATCAAAAGAAGGTATGATGCTAATATCCCAAAGAACGGTATATCGGATGATAAAAGAAGTTCTTAGTATGTGCTGTAAGACTATATCCGATTTATATGATGAGGTAAAGAAAAACAACGGAATAGTTAATACCAAAGACAGGAAAAATGTAACTATCGGACACCTAAGACTATCATACAGAGGAAAGATAATGCATATAATCATCGCCGAAGATTTTATAAAAGACGTCTTTTTAGGGGTAAAAGTGTCCGAGATGAGTAAAGCTGGATGATTTGAGTATCAGATATAAAATTTAATATTTATATATTATTCACATTTATTTTTAATAGTTAATTATAACTATTCGTATCTTTGTACCATAAACATAAAAAGATATGGTAAAAGAAGATTTTAAAAATGAAAACGACCTCCTTCGTCATATTATGACGGTGGATAAAAACGTGGAGCAAGGTCGTGCCTTGAAAAAGATTTTCACCACTAGGGAGAATCTGTTTATTACCGGTAGAGCTGGTAGTGGTAAAAGTACGTTCATGAGACGTATCGTAAAGTTCTTGGGTAAGTGCGTTATCGTAGCCCCGACTGGAGTAGCGGCTTTGAATGCCGGTGGACAGACCATCCATTCGTTCTTCTCTATAAAGAACGATCCTTACATTCCTTCTATCGAGAGAGGTATGTTATCGAATAAGGTGGATGTAAGTCCGTTTATGAAGAAGAAGATCAAGAATCTTGATACTATCGTTATCGACGAGATCAGTATGGTAAGGCCTGATTTACTTGATGAGGTAGCTGACGTACTTAGACAATGCAGGCGTAGCAAGGAACCTTTTGGTGGCGTTAGGTTGATTATGTTTGGAGATCTATCACAACTACCGCCTGTGGTGACGGCGGATGATTTTATCGACAAATATTATGAGAGCCGGTTCTTTTTCTCATCAAAGGCATTAAGAGCGTCAGGATTCTCGGTCATTACCTTCGAGAACGTATTCCGTCAAAAAGATCCTCAGCTTCTTTCCGTACTTGAGGATATAAGATGTGGGGTTATTACCGATGAGTCAAGACAGATATTGGATAGTAGGGTCAAGTATCCGGATAATATGGATAATACTATAATTATATGCTCAACTAACAAAGAAGCTTATGAGATAAATAAGACTAATCTTGATAAGATCAATAATAAGGTGTTTAAGTTCGATGCTACTGTATTCGGGGAAAAGCCTGTAGCTCCCTGTGAGGATGAGCTTATAGTAAAAGTAGGAGCTAAGGTCATAATAACCAGAAACGGCAATGGGTATGTCAATGGTTCGATGGGTATCATAACCAGCATAGATACTGTTGATGAGACGATATATGTTCATCTAGATAACGATACTGAGGTGGAGATAACCAAAGAGAAGTGGGAGAAGATGAAGTATAAGCAGGTAGACGATTCCCTTGAAGGCATTTCTTGCGGCTATATAATACAATATCCATTGAGGTTAGGATACGCCATAACTGTCCATAAGTCCCAGGGAATGACTTTAGATAATATATTTGTAGACATCAGCAGAGCCTTCGAGATAGGACAGATATATACCGCTCTTTCAAGATGTAGGTCAATAGACGGTCTTTATCTAAAATCAGTGCCTAAGGAAGATATGGTACTGCTAAGCGATAAGATATCTGACTTCATAGATAAGGTGGATGAGAATGATGGTGTTTTGAATCCGGAAAAGATATCTGACATCGGTAAGGATATGATAAAGAAGCAACAGGATTTATTTAACTTTGAGGAATTTGGATTATAATGGCTAAGAAAGAACTTTTTTCAGACGTAGATGAATTAGTATCATCTTTAAATAAAGAGCTTGGAGAAGGCTCGATAATGAACTTCGGTGACGATAAGCCTATAATATCCATACCAAGGGAAAGCACCGGATCGCTGGTGGTGGATAAGGCCCTCGGCGGCGGATGGGCGGTAGGCCGCATCCATGAGCTGGTCGGGATGGAATCTTGTGGCAAGACCATGATGTGTACGTTAAGTATGATCGAGTTCCAGAAAAAACATCCAGATAAGCTGGTAGCTATAATAGACGTGGAGAACGCTTTCGATATTGAGTACGCTAGGAAAATGGGGTTGGATATAAACCGGTTTTTGATCTCCCAGCCAAGCTACGGGGAGCTGGCTATTGACATCACAGCCAAGTTAGTCGAGTCCGGGAAGGTCGGATTTATTGTCGTAGATTCTGTAGCCAATCTGGTACCGAAGAAGGAGATAGAGGGCGATATGGAAGACAGCAACATGGGACTACAAGCTAGGTTGATGTCAAAGGCCATGAGAGTCCTTACTGGTATCGTGAACAAAAGCGATTGCGTTCTGGTATTCATCAACCAATATCGGGAGAAGATCGGTGTTATATACGGCGATCCTAAGGTAACGACCGGAGGTAACGCCCTTAAGTTCTATGCCTCTATCCGTATGGAGATGGCGAGAAAGAAGGTTATATTAGGTGAGGACGGATCTTCAGTAGGTCATGAGGTCAGGATAAAGGTGCTGAAGAATAAGACCGCCGTACCGTTCCAGATAGCCGAGACAGCCTTATATTATGGAGTTGGGTTTGACAAGGAACTTGAACTTTTGAAGTTATGCGAGGAAACCGGTATCTTTACCCGTAAAGGATCATGGTACTGGTACGGGGATGTTCGTGTAGGGAACGGAGTCGATAATACGTTAAGTATCATGAGAGATAATTGTGAGTTATGTCAAGAATTAAGAACTAAATTGAATATCTGATTATGGCAATAGGAATAAAATTTGTGGATGTAATTCCATCCAGCGTAGAGAACGCTGTGGAGGTTAAGAAAGGGGATGTGAAGAACTATCTGTTCGTAGGTATTCCTATGAGTGAGTTTATTGGAAAGAGATATGAGTATGAGGGATTCATATACATGTGCCTACAGGGTGTTACCGGAGGGGTGGAGCTTGGGGGTGATATAGCCATAGCCGTGTTGAGGCCAGTTCGGCCAGCGACAGGACAGGCCTCTTACCATTTGGTGTCGTATACACCTCTCACATATACGAGATCTGATGTAGCGATATTACTTAGAAATGGCGATTTTAAGGTTGTTAAACGAGACGATTGTAATCTTATATAAGATGGGTACGTATATATCAATAAAATCAACGGTAAACGCATTCAGGTACGGTATTGATCCTGTACCTGAATGGTTCGATAAGATATCTAACAAGACTGATGAGGTCGATATTATGGTTGACGGTAATAAGGTAAAGGCTTTGGATATAAGGCTAGAAAATGGCATTCTACGGGCTTTTTACGGTTATTATATAGGTATGTACCCGGATAACTCGATACAGGTGTTTAGACCGGAGGATTTTCATTCATTATATACGTTGAAGTTATGAACATATCAATAGGTATAGATCCAGGTATAGATACCGGAGGATTGGCGATGATCCCGGAGAACGGGGAGATTAAGGTCATCATGACTCCAAGGATATCGGCTAAGGGGGATATAGATCTTAGGGCTATATCAAGTTTCTTCCTAGATGCCGCAGATAAAATCCAAGAAGGAGGTGGGGGTACGCTGGCGATCGCCGTCGAGGACGTCCACAGCATCCACAACAGCTCGGCTGCCAGTAACTTCACCTTCGGTGGACGCCGTAGGGAACCCAACGCTCTCTTCGCGATGATGGTGGAGATGATGGAACGATACCACTCGCATCCGGACGTCAGGTTCATGTTCGAGGAGGTACAGCCAAAGACATGGCAGAAGGAGCTTCATACGACATCCGATCGGGTGTATACGGCGGCTAAGCTGGATACGAAAGCTACCTCCATCCGATGCGCCATACGCCTTTTCCCTTTGGTGTCTTTCGTAAAACCATGGTCAGGTAAAGGAGTTCAACCTACCAAGATACAAGATGGGATGTGTGACGCTATACTTATAGCCGAATATATTAGACGTAAGTTTAAATTATTTTAATACTATTAAGTATTTATTATATTTGTATTAATATAATTATGATTACATTTGCAATGTCATGTAAAAGTTGTTTATTATAACCTCGGATAATATGTAAGATGTTGAAAAATATTTTACATATACCGGAAACGGTCAGGTTATTAGCCTAAGTGCTTAGAGCACTACGTTACCTTAGAATGTATAGTTACCCTAGGGTGTTTATCCAAGCCCAAGGCTCTAAGGCAAGTGGTTAAACAGGAGTAGCGTATTCGGCAAAACAGTGCTGCTTGTATGAAACCTTTGGTAACATTGGCGATGGGTACTAACAGGATTTTTATCCTGATTTATCCCATAATCGGGATTCATACTCCGGAATCATTTCCGGTTTCGGAGTATGATTTTTATAAAGCTTGTACATGAATTATGGATGATAAACAAATAAAATATGTTATATGGTATTGAAGTGCTTGTCGAAATCATTGAATGAGAAGTTAAGTAAATTAGAATTGGTTGTTAAAAATGCCGGATCTAATTCACTCTATAAGAATATTAAGATAGATATCATCAATAGTCTAGCTTATATTACTTCCGTAAACGCCAAGGTATGTGTTATAGAGAAGTTGGAAGTGGAGTCTGATTCTAACTTCTCTTTCTTGGTAGAGGCAAGCTCTTTCATAAGGTTTGTAAAAAAACAGAAGAATGGTGAGATTAAGATCGTGCTTTCCGATAAGAAGGACAGTATTACTATATACTACGCCTCTGGTGAGTATAGCTGTCCGGCCTTTGACGTAAATACTTTCCCTATGGTATATAATATCCCTGATGGAGGTATTAATGTTAAGATGAATGATTATGTATCGGTCCTTAACAAGGCCAGTAATTATACGGAGATCAACGAGCTTTATCCTTGCATAGAGAATGTGGTCATTGATATTGATGATATTAATATTAATATAGTAAGTACTGACAGGAATACTATTTACAGGTATTTTATCCCTAATCAGGATAAGGTAGAGAAGGTATTTATCCCGGTATCAAACGCCTCCTCTTTATTACTTGATAAACATATAAATAAGTCATTAGATACGTTGTCTATCAAAGTAGATGATACTAGGACTTACTTCTCTACCCCTGATATGGATATGTATGAGATTCACTTTGACGGTAATTATCCTAACTGGAGGTTCGTGGACGAGCATTTTGTCAAAACAAGTACCTATGTCTTTGATAAGGATCTACTCGTCCAGGCCCTCCAGAATAATATCAAGGTAAATGAGTTCGATCATTGTAGATTGATATTCACTGAAAAAGGATGCGGTATTATGTCAGAGAACCCTATGTCTGGAAGATCTTGTAAGGAAAGGCTTACGGCTTTATCGCATAACGGTAATGATATTATATGCGATGTGCTATGTGGTAGGTATCTTGGTATAGTTAAAAGCATATCATATAATAGGATAGTTATCGAGCATGACCATAAATCTCATTTTAATAAGATTTATGGGGAAAATAATAAGAATGAGTATTTCTTATCATCATCAATTATTGTTTAATTTTTAAATATATATAATATGGGAGTTCGTGAAAATTCGCTAGGATCTAATAATCACTACTTTAAGATAAGTGGTGGTGGAGTTCTTTATCAATCATCCAAGGAGCCTAAAGAAGGTTATGAGGAACATGTGAATGATAAGACCGGGGCTGTATCTTATTGGAAAGTATTTTGGAATGGTATAGAGGGATATTTATCAGATATTGAGATAAGGGAGGTTGACTATAACGGGGCAAAAACTAAATACGTAGCTATAAAAATAAGCGATGACGAAGGAAACTATATTATAAATGTTCCTTTGATGACTCAAAAAGGAGGTATTAATAATTATGTTAAGTCATTGGTGAGATACTTGCCTAATATTGATTTAAAGCGTAAGGTGGTAATCAATCCAGCTCACGCTAGGAAAGGAGATCAATATGCCCCGGGTAATTTTTTTATCTCATATGCTAGGGAAACTCCTGATGGAAGGGATGAACTTATACAGCAATATTATAAGAATGGTCAGAATGGATGGCCTGACAGAGTTGAGAGTACTGATATAATGGGGAATAAGAAGTTTGATTATACGGCTCAAGATGCTTTTGCCTATCAAGTGCTTAATAAGTATATTCAAAGTATTAAGACAGATGGTGTGAAACCCGTTCAGTCGGCAAGCCAAAACAACGCTGGTGAGGCTACAACGCAAACGCCCCCACCGTCATATCAGCCGCAAGCCCAGCCGCAAACGCCTCCTCCATCATACCAGCAGGCTCCGCAGCAAGCGCAAGCTCCTTTGTTTGGAGGTCAACAACAACCTCCTCAATATCCTCCTTTTGGAGACGACAGTGATCTTCCATTTTAATTAACTAATTAAAAATCAGAAAGTTAATGGAGAGTAATTTTAATATATCTACTAAAGTGAACCGTGTCTCGATGCCTACCCAAAATAAGGTAGATACGGTTATGAAGAACTTAGGGCATCGACCTTGTGTAGCGTATTCCGAGGAAAAGGATATGTATTATAAGGATGGAGAATGGGTAGCGTCAGATCTTGACGCTACTATCTTACCTCTTAGGGAGATGTTCGAAAAGACATCTGATTTGAAGTTAGGATTGAAGATCGTTTATTTAATAATCAAATTATAATGACCAGCATTGAGGATATTAAAAAACTTCTGGAGAGTAAGTCGTTTACATCAGCCAGAGATCTTGACGAGTTTGAGGAAAAGCCGGATGATAAACAAAACGAGGTTAGACTGAATTGCGAACCTATGGTAGGGATGGTGGAGAAAGAGGGAAAGATCTTCCTTAACTCCGTAAGATTCTCGAAAGCATGGAACTCATTGGGTAAGGATATTCCTATCAAACAGGGTAATGCCTTCCCATTAGGACAGGGTGATGTCCTTGATATAGACACAGGGGTATGGGCATCGTTCCCGGATAATACCATAGGGGTGTTGATGATGCTGCCGTCGTTTACCGGCGATACGGGACTTACTTTGGTAGGATCACCGTTCGTATCGTCTAATAACGGGAATATCATGATCAGGGTCACTAATGTCCGTAAGGATATAGCTATAGTCGAGAAAGACAAACATATAGCTGAGTTAATTATAGTCGGTAAGATAAATGCCGATATTCGTAAAACTTATAACAGCGAGAAAGATGTTCGGATTGAAGATAGTAAAGAGTAGTTATATAAATACTCTAAAACAAGATCTTGATGAGGCCATTAGCTATTCAAGTAAGATAAAAGAGGATTATAAAAATGGTCTTGCTAAGGTGTTTGAATTGAATGAGAAAGTAAGCTATCTTAATACTCTTATTGATTCTCTTAATAAGGATATAGAATCTAAGGATTCTCATATCGTTAAGATGGGGAATGAGCTTAGTAAATCAAGAGATCTATATAATGAGTCGGTAAAAGAGAAAGAGACTCTTAAACGGGCTTATATGGATATCGAGAAGAAACATAAGCTATCATCCAAATTACTAAGCGAAGCCAGAAGAAGATATATTGAACTTGAGGATCAGATCAAGATCATGTCCGATCGTATCAAGTATCTGGAGAATCATGTCGATCCAGAGGCTTTAGATAACGATGTTTCTGATGAGGTTGTTGTCGATGAGGATAAGATGGATCCTAATTCAGGTCATATCGATATACCGAAAAATGATGATAAGGTTACTGAGGTCGTTAATTCCGATACCGGTAATGATACGAATGTCGAGAAGAAGGAAGATAAGAAGAAATCTAAGAAACGTAAAAAACCTAAAAAGGATGAATAAGATCTTGTTATTATTAATAACTATCCTTACCTTAGCGGTTGTCGGATGCAGTACGTCAAGAACCTACTATACGGAATATGATACTACTGATATATCTTATGTAGTGGATTCTATAGTATCTTCCGGGACCGTGATGGGCCAATGGAAAGAGTGGCGGTTTACGCTGGACGACGGCCGGGTCGATAACTTTGGCTTTACCGCCCTGTACGACGCCAAGGGAAAAGCTAGAGGGTCAATACAGGTTAGGCAAAGATCCGATACGTTTAATATCAAGATAATAGATTATCATAAAAAGGATAGATGATGAAATACGGACTAGGTTACATACCATCGCCAGCGGATGATAGGGACGCTATCATGAACATGCAGCATGAGGCTGTTCCTGATGAGTATAAGATCAATAATGTCGATAGCGTAGTGGATCAAGGTTCTTACCCTATTTGCGCGGCAATAAGCTTGGCTGAGATACTTAATTGGAGAAAGAGTATAAGGGCTATTAAAAGACCGGCTAAGATCTCTCCTTACGATATATATGATCTGAGAGAGGATAAGGATCAGGACGGGATGGTTCTTCGTGACGCTATCAAGTCTATCAAAAACGTAGGCGTAGATGGGGAGAAAATAAACAGTTACGCTAGGATCATAGATCCGGTATCGGCTAAGGTTTCGTTGATGCTGAATGGTCCTCTGATTATAGGTCTGTATTGCTATAATTATGGTAATCGATTCTGGCAAGGCCAAGGACAGAACTTGGGAGGTCATGCCGTTATCCTCACCGGCTGGGACAAGGCCGGCTTCGTCCTACAGAACAGTTGGGGGACGGGATGGGGTAGGTCTGGTGTAGAGACGTTCCCGTTCGAGGATTGGTGCTATATGCTAGAATGTTGGACAATAGTTTCATGATATTACTATATAATTTTCGAGAAATTCCGATCCACATCCTCTTGTGAAAGCCGATGTGGTTATTTAGGACCCGTAGATCAATTGGTTGGATCATCTGGCTCATAACCAGAAGGTTGTCGGTTCAAGTCCGGCCGGGTCCACAGTTGGATTAATAGAGTTTGTCATTAGATTTAGAGTTTAGATTTTGTTTGATACCCTTGTCCGTGAGGATCAGGGTATACGCCCCAATAGCTCAAGAGGAAAGTAGCACATCTCCCCTAAAGATGGGATCCACGTTCGAGTCGTGGTTGGGGTACATGGTGTTTTCTTAAACATATTCCTGTAGGTCGGTAATTAATAACCTCAAATAATATATAAGGTGTTGAAATTCATTTAATATTTTATATATATCTATATAGGATCAGGTTATTAGCTTAAGTCTTGAAATAAAGACTACGTTATTGGAGAATATATAGTTACCTACGGATGTTTATCCAAGTCCGTAGCTCTAAGGTAGGTAATTAAACAGGGATTGTATTTGGGTTCCAGTGTTGCCTATACAAAACCTTCAATAACATTGGCGATGGGTACTAACAGGGTTTTACCCTGACTTATGTTGAATAAACATTGAATTAGTTTGTAAAATGGTGTATGTACAGGACATAGATGGAAAACCGATGATGCCTACGACAAGGCATGGAAAGGTTAGGCGATTGCTAAAAGACAACAAAGCGGTCGTTGTAAACACATGTCCTTTTACCATCAAATTAATGTACAAGACATCCGATTACAAACAAGAGATTGTGTTAGGCGTCGACTCGGGAACCAAGCATGTTGGTTTGTCAGCTACGACGGAAAGCAAGGAGCTTTACGCAAGTGAGGTTATTCTAAGGAGTGATGTTGTTGATCTTCTATCAACAAGAAGGGGATTAAGGAGGACTAGAAGAAGCAGGCTTAGGTATAGAAAGCAAAGATTCAATAATAGGGTAAAATCCAAGAAGGATGGATGGATTGCTCCATCTGTCCGCCATAAGATTGATTCTCATGTTAGAATTATCAGTTTTGTATATTCTATACTACCTGTCTCAAAATTGATTGTTGAGGTAGCCCAATTTGACACACAGAAGATCAAGAATCCAGAGATATCAGGTAAAGAGTATCAGGAAGGTGAGCAATTAGGATTTTGGAATGTTAGGGAGTATGTCTTAGCAAGAGACGGGCATAAATGCCAGCATTGTAAGGGTAAGTCAAAAGATCCTATCCTTAATATCCATCATATTGAGTCAAGGAAGATAGGAGGAGATTCACCATCCAATTTAATTACTCTTTGTGAGACTTGTCATAAGGAATTTCATAAGGGAAATATCAAATTGAAAGTAAGCAGAGGCAAGTCACTTCGTGACGCAGCCGTCATGGGAATCATGAAATGGAAGTTGTACGAGGAGTTAAAATCCAGATACGATAACGTTTCGATGACGTTCGGATACATAACAAAATATAATCGTATAAACCATGGAATTGAAAAATCCCATGTATCCGACGCTTTTGTGATTTCAAGGAATTTTAATTCATGTAGGCTTGGATATTATTACAAACGTAAATTAGTTCGTCGCCATAACCGTCAGATTCATAAGATGAAAATATTGAAAGGAGGAATTAGAAAGCGAAACCAGGCTCCTTTTAAAGTTTTTGGATTTAGGTTATTTGATAAAGTGATGTTTCAAGGAGAAGAGCATTTTATTTACGCAAGAAGGCTTTCTGGGCAATTTAATATTCGGGATATTAATGGAGAGAATAAGAAAGATGTATCTTGCAAGAAATTAAAATATGTCAGCCATGGCTTGGTATCTGTTAAAACGAATTTATTTTTATCACAATGAATATTGTATTTAATAAATCGCTCATATATGAATGAGCGATAATAAATGTATAAAATATATTTATACAAAATTTAATAATTTAATCATATGGATATAAATCAAATAAAAAAGTATCTACCGGCAGGATGGGATGTGGTTGATCTAATAGATCACGGTATAATCGATCTTGATATTATGAACGGGAAGATGATGGGGGAATATGTGGCTGTGTTGATGATAAAATCTTATGATAAGACCAATGGTCATATCTTAACCACTTTCTCGTTCCATGATAAAGATATGGATAAGTTGAGGATGTTGATAGGTAATGCTATAATGGCGGTAGGATATAGGAATAATCCTCTTACTGGAGATGGGAACACGGCGATCAAATAAAGGTGCTGAATATACTGAGAGAGGGATATTGGATATCCTTAACAGACAGTTCTTGGTATCTCCCAGATGGATTATAAACAACTTGTATGTCTATAACTGGGAGTCCGATTATCTGGCTATAACCAGATCCATGTACGCCTATGAGGTTGAGGTTAAGATCTCATTAGCTGACTATAACAAGGATTTCGAGAAAGAGGGTAAGCACCAAGTAATGCAAGGATGGTTCGAGGCCCGGAAGCAAGCCCTATACGAGACCGGGGACTGGGTCAGGTACGGTCGCCCAAATTACTTCTACTACTGCGTGCCAGATGGGTTGGTTGATCCTAAGGACATACCTCCGTACGCCGGGCTTGCTTATGTTTGTGGCAGGAATTTGAGAAAGGTCAAAGACGCCCCTATCCTGCATCGTGATAAATTTGACCCCGAAGCTTATAAGATGGCAGATAAATTCTACTATAATTGGTGGAATGAGAGACGTAAGGCCAGACAGATAGAAGGGAAGGATATGAAAGACGAGTTCAGGAAAAGCATGAAAAAGGTTAAGGAGAAGATAACAGTCGATGCCAAGATCAAGGCGATGGAGGCGTTCTGGAGCGTCTGCGATTACGCCTACTGGCCGTACGGGGGAAGAGGGGTGCCCGGAATGAGGCCCAACTGTTCCGCTTGTGGTGAGGAATGTAAATTACAATGCCCGAAAGGGAAGGAATTTAAAAACAAAATAAGATGAGTAAAATTAGAAGTGTGTTGGCGAAAGTCATTTCGTTTGCCTCTGAGCAACCTATGAGTTATAACGAGGCGTTTGAGTTACTTGAGGATATAGATACGTGCAAGGTCAAGATCTGGCTGGAAGAAGGAGCGATATTGCCTAAGTACGCCCATAAGGAGGACGCTTGTATGGACCTGTTCGTTAAGAATATAGAGCTTGATAACGGTAGAACCATCTATCATACAGGGGTGCATGTGGCATTGCCTGAGGATTACGAAATGGAGATTCGTCCACGTAGCAGCATCACCAAGACCACGGAGATCATCCAAAATTCCCCGGGTACGGTGGACGAAGGATACAGGGGCGAGATCATGGTGGTGCGCAGGTGTGTAGATGGTCATGGCAATCCGACTTGTTCTGTAGGCGATAAGATAGCGCAGATCCTTATCAGGAGAAGAGAACGTATCGTTTGGAATGAAGTAGAGTCATTAGAAGATCTTGGGACGGCTGATAGAGGAGTAAATGGATTTGGAAGTACCGGTAAATAATAAATGATATGGAAAATAAAAATACATCAACCACTACTAATGATGGATTGAAAGAAATTAATAAACAAACAAATCCTGTTATGTATGGATGGAAATGTCCAGTATGTGGCAGGGTGTATTCACCTTTCACGTCCATGTGCGCTTATTGCGGCAATAATAATAACATGAATCATATTACATGTAAGGTTACTGGATAATTGATATGAGCGGAAGAGTCAAGATAAAATCCAAGAATAAGGATAAGAAACCTAAGATCGATGTATTTAAGGTAATAGAGGACCGGTTCAAGAATATGAACGAGCTTCGGGATCTGATCGACATGGATCCAAGTAAAGGGCTGGTCAGGATCCGGGACGGGGCCGGCTTCAGGGAGGTGGAGCGGGGCGGGTGCCTGCACCGGAACTACCTTAATTTGTTGGAGGAAGAGCTTGGAACTAAACTATCAATAGATTTGATTGATAAGTATGTTAAAATAAAATAGCACATCACCTATCCTAGTAATTACCTAGGGTAGGTTCGTTTTGTACACCGAAGTATCTACCACGATCTGGCTATCTATATCCTCAATCAACTCAATGATCTCATCTCTTATATCGTAAGAAAGCAAGATCGGGATTATGGTTAACATAAAAGATAGTATTATCCCGAATCCTATTATGACAATGATATCATTATACCCTATATCTAATATCGGCATGACAAACATCAACCCTGACGTGAATATCATTACAAACAACGTGGATATCTCATTTATCATGTCCCGCTCCATCGTATCCTTAATCATATCTCCTCAACTTTAGTGTGGTTTATTATTCTACTGATATGATGGATGCTCAATCCTGTCCTTTCCTTTATCCTACCATACACGTAGTTCCTTGATACGACCGTAGCTAAGTCACCTAGCTCATTAAGTATCTCATCATACATCTTATGTATCTCGTTGTTGCGGATAACCGTACTATCCCTTACATATATCTTCTCGATATCTTCATCGCAGAAGAAGATCTTAAGCTTATGAAGTATGTCTCTAAACATGATTATCTTTTTGTCCCAAAGATATGAAAATTTGAGGATAAAACCAGAAGGAAGCCAAAAAGAACAGGGAGGCAGTGGGAGGGCGGGGGAGGCCCGGAGGGATGAGGGTCTCCTTCCTTCCCTTGGTACTACACTATCCTTACCGTTACTCGATAGTTACCATGAGAACTTTTCCCATAGGCATAAGATTCACATCCCGAACAAAGATCAGTTACTATACAATTATCGTTTAATACATAATCACCATCCCAAGTTACATAACTTTCATCTAAAACCTGAGTCTTTAATTCAGGTCTGTAAGTGAAATTAATAATCTTCCCAGGATCGGTTATCACCGTTACAGGAACAAAATTAGTTATCCTATTCCCGTATGTCACCATATTAGCCAACTCGCAATGCATACCCGAATTATATTGATACGTAAGGGTTCCCTCTATAATACCTCCACTTATGCCTAAAATAACATTGTACTCATTTTTCGGATTTAGACGTTCTACCTGTCCTCTTATGCTTATAGTTTTTATCTTCTTATCGCGATATATATCAAGATAAGATCCGTTAAAACTACGTTGATATGGCTTCCCATCAATATATATATCTACAACGCCAAGACACATATTCTTGTTTATATTAACACGGTAGTGGATCTTACCGGGAGAAGAAGTCCTGCGCCTAAACATACCCCCTCCTTATCTGAGGGTTAAAATACCCCCCCCCATGTATTTAACTTTTTTATTCATAATATGTTATGTTTTAATTATATCGCAAATATAATAAAATTAATGGGATTATTAAGTCGTGAGGGGATGAGGGATGGGAACATAGGAATATGTTGGGACGCCGGACATATTGGGATATGCGGGATATGTGGTGAGGATGGGGGATATGCGGAGATATGTGGGATATGCGGAGATATGTGGGATATGCGGGACGGACCACCTCCCCGAAATCGGGCCGTGGGGTCTGCCGTTTTTTGGACCGCCCCCCCCAATCCACGAAGGGCGGAAAACAGGAACGGCAAACTACCAGCGAGTCGAAAAAAGAATGATTATTTTTCATTTAACTTATTGATTATCAATGATATAAATCAATATTTTAATATACGTTTACATTTGATTAGATTTATTACATATAATCGTCGAATTTTTATTGCAAAATATTTGTTGGACAATAAAGCATGTATTATATTTGCAATGTGAGATAACAATATTAACAAACGAGGCGTGCTAGATGCCTATACAAGTCCCTAGGGCAAGGGCAAATCTAATGACAGGTAAAGATATTAACAAAGTACAAAACGAGGTAAAAAAAGCAAGTGAGAAAACATTGACAGGTGCTGTCAAAGCATGGTGTAACCTGTTTAAGTCTGGAAAAGAGATCAACGAAATATTGAAGGATAACGATATTAAAGTAGATAAAGCTATTGTACCTGCTTTAGTTGCTTTGGCTAAAGATAAAGAAATTGTGATACAACTTTGTAAGGAGATACTTCCACGTGTCAATGATATTTTTTGCGCCTACAAAGAAGTTGAGAGAGAATATTACGACAAGCAAGATCAGGTAAACAATAGCAAATTGCCATTGGATAAGGTAAACAGTATAGCCGTATTAGGTAATACACATAAACGCTTTGGATATTGCGAACCTGTAGCATACAGCGACACGGATAGCGTACCTTACTATGAGGTGTTTAACGGATCGGATAAACGTATTGTAAAAGTAGCTATACCTATCAAGCGATACACATATAATTTGATAGCTAAATGTATCACTTACTACCTAACGCACCCTAAAAATGATAGATAATTAGGCGGGCTATAATAGCCCGTCACGGTTGCATGCTATTGCGTCCCCGTCGCGCAACTGGACTCAGACTAAAATAGCGAGTTATTTAACATATTGCAATAAGGATATACATGCTGGTAGGGTATCGATAGCATGTATAGATAGATCGCCGCTTAACAATGTGATTTTGGTGCGTTGCCAGTCCGGAGACGTACCGTTATCCTTTTGGCCTTATTGTAAGTCGGGTTAGTACGTTAAGGTCTCCTTAATAGGCCGTATTATAATACGGGGTACATTGGTGTATATACGCATGTATAGGGTGTATGTATGTACGTTGCGAGAGTAGCACGTATGTAGTGGATAACGGGGTTATTGCCGTGCCAATGTATCAAGGCAATAACGTTTAAGGTAGCTTAAATACTTATGCGTTATATGTAATAGCAAAATAACAACCCTTACAAGGGTATTCTGTGCGGTTAAATTGACGGACAAGATACGCCTTGTCGGTACGTATCACGGGAGACGTATGTACGTATTTGGCTTCGTTCGTTCGAGGCAAAGGGACAAAACAAAAGGGAATCGGGCGGGTGTGGTGTGCCCGGCTAGCTGTATTGATAACGGCGGCCTTGTGCCTCAATAGCCATGCCGTATTCTTATTGGTGTAATTAAATTAATATATTATGTACAAAAAGAAATTCGATAATTTGAATAGGAAACTATCTATTCAAAAAGAAAAGGCTTTAGAGGCTGTAAGAAAGTCTCAAATGGAGTTTTATATTGAGCTTACCAAAGATCTATACAAGTCTAATAAATTAGATTGTAGTAGAGATTCTGATAAATGTAGGCGGAAACGTGTTAGTTATATGGCAAACAAATTACGACAATAGATCGTTTGTTTTTATTTGATTTTAAAGTTTGTGCCCTTCCGTATTGTAGTGATATAAGACGGGAGGGCTTTTTTGTGCCTATATTTTACAAAATGATAGCATATTAATATGTTTTGCTTACACACAAAAGTGTTAAGGCGGCAAATTTTAAGCCTTGATCGAAAATGTGTAAGTAAAATGCTTTATTTATCATCATTTTGTATACATATATATCCATGCGGACGGGTATATTGTGCCCTTATGTATGGTTTTGCGCTTGAATCGATCCTAAAAGGTATATAATAGGCGGTACTTATTGTATATTTTTTATCTATATCTAGGCTTGTCTTTCCTTAGAGGTAGCTCTAGGGGTTGATATATATTATTTTATTGATACTCAATTAATTGTATTATTTGCGTTCAATTTTAAAATCGTGGTTACTTATTGTATATTTTTTATGGGAATATTGATATATTTTGTGCTTACCTTGTTTTGTTGGTACATGGCGTTTGAGTTAGGGCGGTATGTTATAGCTACGGGCGACGCCCTGCCTTTAACCATAGTTATTTTATTGGCTTTATTATCAATGCATTGCATTATGCGTATATATAAGGCTATCAAGAGCAAAGACCCCAATATCCTAGACTGAATCATCGTTTCACGTGGAACAAAGTAGCGGAAGGTCTTAGGATTTCGGGGTGGTTTCGAGGGAGGTTTGGGTTGTGCGGGATGGTACACCTCCAAACAAGGAAAACCCTCCCCAAATAAGGGAGAACCTCCCCAAATAAGGGAGAACCTCCCCAAATAAGGGAGAACCTCCCCAAATAAGGGAGAACCTCCCCAAATAAGG